GGAACACCGGGAACTGCAACACCGGGAACTGCAACACCGGGAACTGGAACACCGGGAACTGGAACACCGGGAACTGGAACACCGGGAACTGCAACACCGGGAACTGCAACACCGGGAACTGGAACACCGGGAACTGCAACACCGGGAACTGCAACACCGGGAACAGGAACACCGGGGACTGCAACACCGGGGACTGGAACACCGGGAACTGCAACACCGGGGACTGGAACACCGGGAACTGGAACACCGGGAACTGCAACACCGGGAACTGGAACACCGGGAACTGCAACACCGGGAACTGGAACACCGGGAACTGCAACACCGGGGACTGGAACAAATCTTCTTTCAATACTGGTTGTTTTAATACAGAAGAACAGAAGATCACGCTGTTCAATAAACCGTCAGATATAACCTATAACGATTGGTTGAGATCAGATGCAAGATATTTACTGAATCAGATACCAAAAGACGTTGTTGAATGGGTGTATGAAGAAGATATGACTGATGAAGAAAAGGCAGCAAATCCGACCTATGAAACAACAGGCGGTTATCTCAAAGTGCTTAATGAATCTGAATGTGGTCAGTTATGGTGGGGCAGCTTATCAGACTTTCAGAAGAATTACATTAAGTCAATACCAAACTTTGATGCTGAAATCTTTGAACAGTGTACAGGCATTAAGGTAGATGAATGATCTTCAATTCATGCCCCATCAGGAAGAAGTGCTGAACCTGACTGATGATAAAAACAGGTGTGCTTATTACTTAGATATGGGACTTGGTAAAACTTTTGTAGGGGCTGAAAAAATGTACTTGCTGAACAATACGGTAAATCTGATCGTATGCCAAAAGTCAAAGGTTGATGATTGGGTTGATCACATGAAAACGTATTACCCGGAATACAGAGTTATGGACTTGACCAAGAAAAGTGAAGGTGTGAACTTCCGAACATTGGTTGAAACAAAAGACCTGTATGATCAGAACATTCAGATTGTCGGTGTAATTAACTATGATTTGGTATTCAGACGCAAGTATATAGCCCATATAACCGACTTTACATTGTTACTTGATGAATCAAGCCTTATATGCAATGAAAACGCTAAACGGTCAAAATTCATATTGAAGTTACAACCGGAAAGCGTGATCTTGCTGTCAGGTACACCAACAGCAGGAAAGTATGAACGGTTGTGGTCACAGCTTAAGTTGTTAGGTTGGGACATTAACAAGAAAGCCTTTTATGCTTCCTATGTTCAGACGGAATGGATTGAAAACGGTGATGGGTATAAGAAAGAAGTAATCACAGGATATAAGCACGTTGAGCATTTGAAGAAAAGACTCACACAGTTTGGTGCAGTATTCATGAAAACAGAAGAAGTGATTGAACTACCTGAACAGACTGAACAGAAAATTTTCTTGAAGATCACAAATGAATATAAGTTTTTCATAAAACACAATTACTTGGAACTTGATACAAGGAACTTAGTCAGATTCAAAGATGATTCAGGTTTTGAAGGTGAAGATGTGACACCAAGGGTTGAATTGATCGGTGATAATAGCCTGACCAAAACATTATATTGCAGACAGCTGTGCGGTCAATGGCATAAGGAAAAACTGGAAGCATTCAGGGACTTACTGGAATCAACAGAAGATCGGTTGATTGTGTTTTATAACTTCAATGAAGAACTGACAAGACTTAGAAAAATATGTGAATCACTCAACAGGGAAGTCAGTTTTGTAAATGGTTCAGGACGTTCAATGTATGCATATGAATGTGTAGATAACAGTGTCACATTTGTTCAGTACCAAGCAGGGGCAATGGGTGGTAACTATCAGAAAGCAAATAAGATTGTGTACTTTACGTTGCCACTTGGAAAAGGGTCTTGTGATCTTTGGGAACAGTCAAAGAAGCGTATACACAGAATCGGTCAGAACAGACCATGTTACTACTATTACCTACTGGTAAAGGGAAGTTTTGAAGAAAGGAATCTTGCAGCATTGCAGGAAGGAAAGGAACTAACTGATGAATTGTTCACATAATTGTATGATGTGCCGGGTATGGAAGTACATCAAAAAACATTTTAAGAATTTTGTTATTAAGACAATTATCTTTTTTAACATGTTAAGTCTTATGTACTGGATTGTATACATTGATTACATCATATCATGGCAACCATATGCAATTATGGCATTCAATCTTTTGGTACTGTCACTGATCGGATATGCAAATAAAGATAATGGAGTTGATTTTTTATAGCAGCAGAAAAGAATTTTGAAAACAGGGTTAAAAAATACCTTGAGGAATATGGTTGTTGGTGGCTCAAATACTGGGGTGGTGCAGCTTACACAAAAAGCGGTATTCCTGATTTACTGGTAAGTTCAGACGGTTGCTTTCTTGGTATTGAAGTCAAGGCAGACAACGGTGAACCGTCACTGATACAGCTTTATCACTTAAGGAAAATAAGAGAATCCGGTGGATATGGGATTTTACTTTTCCCAAATGACTTTGAAAAGTTCAAAGGGTTCAATGAACACAAATCAAAATCTAACGCTTGGTATCTTTCCAATATTGAAGAACAGAAGCGGTGGAAAATAAAGTTAGAAGAAAAGGAGATTTAACAATGACAAGAGAAAAACAGATTGAGTACTTCAAAGGTTGCCTAATGGCAACAGGTCGTGAGGGTGTGGAAGATTTACTTGACTTCATCGAAGAACTTGGTTTTTATGATGCCCCTGCATCCGGTGGAAATCACTGCTGTAAAGATGGTGGACTGTTAGAGCATACAGTGAACGTCATGCAGTACGCTGAAAAGATCGGTCTTACATTGCTTGGAAGTGAAGCATATAACAAGATTCACAGCAGCGTGATCATTGCATCAGCATTACATGACCTTGGTAAGTGTGGACGTTATGGAAGTCCTTATTATGTTGAAAACATGGTGCAGGATGGTAGACCGACCAAAAAAAATCCTGAACAGAAGTATAAGAGATCAGAAAGTAAACCGTACAAGATCAGTTCTGATTTGTGCCATATTGACCACCCTTTAAGATCGGTTGAACTGGCAGCACGTTATATTGATCTGACAGAGGAAGAAGAACACGCTATTTTCTATCATGATGGTGCTTATGGTAGTCTTGCGTATGATCTGAAAGGTCATGAAGAACCATTGCAGGTGATCATTCATTTTGCAGATTTTTGGTCAGCACAGTTTCTTGAGGTCGGAAAACTTGACAGATTCAATGATCAGGTGAAGTCGGAAGAAACAACCGATGAAGTAAAAGAGGAAGGTGAAAATAATGAAGAATAAAAACAGTTATGAAGTTCTTGAAGCAGAAGTTGCAAAGCTGAAAGAAGAAAATAGACATTTGAAAGACGAGCGTGATGAACTGAAATATATGCTGAATGATATGCATAGTGTTGTTGATGCTGCAAATGATGACTTTTTCAATGAAATGTCAAGATTATGCGGTTGTATTGAAATCGAAGGTACAAGAATCACAGCAGCATATCAGGATTTAGTAGGAATCCTGTTGGCAAACGGTTATACAGTAGAGGTTACACCACTGCATAATAATACAAGATTACAGGTTGTTATCAAAGAAAGTGAGGATGAAATCAATGAGTAGTGCAAAGAAACACAAACAGAGAAGTCACAGAAGTTACAGAAACAATGTTGCAACCGCTGAACATTTTCAGAACAGACAGATTTTGAAAGTATCACAGCAGAAAGCAATGAAAGAGAAAAGCAATCTTTTCACTAAGTTAATGGGCTTATTCAAGAAAGGAGATAAATAAACATGGCACAGAAAGTTTTAATTATGGGTGAATCCGGTACAGGTAAAAGTACAAGCCTTAGAAATTGTGACCCGGCAACAACAGCGGTTATCAATCCAGTAGGTAAACCGTTACCGTTCAAGAATCACTTTGAAATGCTGAACAATGAAACAGATGCAAGAAAAATTGTGAAGTACATGAAAGAACAGTGTACAGCAGGTAAGAAGCTGTTGGTGGTTGATGACTTCCAGTACATTCTTGCAGTACCGTACATGAACCGTATCAAAGAAACAGGGTGGGACAAGTACAATGACTTTGGTGCAAACTATTTTGAAATCATCGACTGTTGCAAAGACCTTCCTGATGATGTTGTAGTCGTTTATATGACCCATTTAGAAACTTTGGATAATGGTCTTACAACTGTTAAGCTGATTGGTAAACTGTTACGTGAGAAGATCACCATTGAAGGACTGTTTACCGTTGTACTTAGAACTGGTGTGAATGAAGCCAAGTATTACTTTTACACACAGAACAGCGGAAAAGATACCGTAAAATCACCGCTTGGAATGTTTACTGCATATGCTATTGACAATGATCTGAATTATGTTGTTGACAAGATCAGAAATTATTATGAACTTGGTGATTACAAGTCAGATGATGAAATGAATGCTGCTGATCAGGCGGTTGCATCTGATCTTGAAAAACCTGACAGCAAAGGCAGAAGAACAAGAGGTAAAAAAGCTGAATCTGCAACACCAACCGATGCACCGGAAGAAAAGACTGGAAGAACACGTAAGAGTAGGGCAGAAGTTCAGGCAGAAAATGAACAGAAGATTGCTGATCACATGGATGAAGTTGACAAGGCTATTGATCAGGCTTTTCCGGGACAGGAAGAAGTACCATTTGATGAAGCAATGGATGTTGCCGATAAAGTACCGAAACCGGATTTACAGAAACCACCAAGAAGAACACGTAAGGAAAGAAATGCTGAAAAGTCTGAACCTGTTCAGGACGGTACAACGAACACTGATTCTGAATCCGTCACACTGAAAGCAGATGCATATTTCTATGTTCCGGCTGATGATAACTATGTAATGAAGCATAAGGGTGATACGGTTGACCTGATCGTTGATGGTGTTGAGGTTATGAAGGTAATCACAAGAGAAGAATTTAATGCAGGAATCAAAAGACTTGCACAGGAAAACAACCCTGTACCTGCTGACGCACAGACCCCGGCTGAACCTTTAGACGGTGCTATGAACCCACCTGAACAGCACGTCAGAGGTCAAAGACGAAGAAGAACAAGATCATGATTGCATTAAATATTTTTCTTGCAGTCATGGCAGCATTCTTTGGATTCGGTTCAGTGGGTGACAGGATTCAGAAAAATAGGGATAATTATGCAAGGGTTTGTATTGCTTGTATCATAGCAATTATAATCATAAATTTATTTTAAGAAAGGTTAAATGGTGAAAAATTATGGCAGTAGATTTTAGTGCATTCGATGAACAGGTTGATCTTAACGCATTACAGAAAGAGGTTCAGGAAGCAGACGATTCACAGTTTGAAGATGTACCGGATGGGGATTATGATGTAAGTTTTGATAAAATGGAGATCAAGCCAACAAAGAAAGGTGACAAGCTGATGTTTTCCGTACAGTGTAGCATCTTGGAAGGTAATCAGAAGGGTAGAAAGATTTTCTTCAACCGTACTATTTCCGGCAACACTTCACAGAAGTGGACTAATGGCATGGCAATCAAATCTGTTTGCACATGGCTTGATAAACTTGAAACAGATACAGTACCGGAATTTATCAACTACAGTGATTTTGCTGATTGCGTACTTGATATTTTTCAGGAAGTACAGGGTAAAGTTGGTGCAGCAGTTACCTATAAGGCTGATGACTTCAATCCAATTACTATCAATGAAGCATTCGATATGTAAAAATTTTTAATTTAAAAGTAGATAAAATATCTACTTTGCAGTAAGATAACACTTAAGGCGGTGTGTAAAACGCACACCGCTTTTTCAAAAAGTGGGTGATTTAGTAAATGATATTCTACGATTTTGAGGTTTTTGAAAAGGATTGGCTTGCTGTATTCATTGATGTGACGAATAAAAAAGAACACGTGATAATCAATAGCCCTGATAAACTAAAAGCCTTATATGAAGCAAATAGAAAAGATATATGGGTAGGATTTAATAACCGTCACTACGATCAGTACATCATGAAAGGTATTCTGCTTGGTATGAATCCTAAAAAAATCAATGATTGGATTATCGTTGATAATAAAGAAGGTTGGCAATATTCAAGAGCATTCAATAAATTACCCATGATCAATTATGATGTAATGCCAAGCAATGATGAAACCATGAAAACAGTCGGATTGAAAACAATGGAAGGTTTTCTTGGTTCAAACATCAAGGAAACTGATGTTGATTTCCGTATCAAAAGGAAACTGACACCGGAAGAAATAGAACAGACGGTTAAATACTGTAGGCATGACGTAGAACAGACTATCAAGGTATTTCTTGAAAAAGTCAGTGAGTTCAATGCAGTTCATGGAATTATACAGGCATTCCCAAAAGAAACGTCACTGTATGACATTGGTGACAGTGAAGCCCGGATAACAGCAAAGGTTCTTGGGTGTTCAAAAACTCATTTTGGTGATGAATTTGATTTCTTTTTTCTTCCATGCCTGAAACTGAAAAAATACAAATACGTTCAGGAATGGTTTGCAGAGAAAAGAAAAGAAGCCCTTGAAATGGGGTTGCAAGATTTTGACAAAAAAGATAAAAAGACTTGGTACAAGTCACAGAACTTTGAGACGATTGTTGCAGGAATACCGCACACATTTGGTTTTGGCGGTCTGCATGGTGCATCTGATAAGCCGATACATCGGAAAGGTCAGATTCTTCATGTAGACGTAAATAATTACTATCCGTCAATGCTGATTGCATGGGGACTTGTAACAAGGGCAGCAACCAATAACAACTTCAAACTGGTGTATGACACAAGAAAAGCTATGAAAAAGAAACAGGTTGCAGCAGCTAAAGCCGGAAGAAAGGCAGAAGCAAAGCAATGGAAAAAAGCACAGTTGCCATATAAAAAGATGCTGAATGCACTCTCAGGGGCAATGAAAGATGAAACAAATGCTGCATACGATCCACGTAATAACAACTGTATGTGTATCAACGGTCAGTTGATGTTGCTTGATCTGATTGAGCATTTGGAAGTTGTGCCTGGACTTGAACTGATTCAGTCAAACACTGATGGTCTGATCATTTGGATTCCTGACACTGATGAAGCCTTTGAAATGGTTGATGATATTTGTTGGGAGTGGGAACAGCGTTGTTCAACTGAACAATGTTCAATATTACTTGAACTTGACAATATATCAGAAATCTATCAGAAGGACGTAAACAATTACCTTTGGATTGGTACTGATGGCGGTGTTGAAAGAATTGGTGCTTACGTCAAAGAACTTTCTGCTATTGATAATGACTTACCAATACTGAATAAAGCGTTGGTTGACTACATGGTGAAAAAGATACCTGTTGAACAGACAATCAATCAGTGTGATGACTTGATTATGTTCCAAAAAATAGTGAAGCTGTCAAACAATTATAACTGGGTTGAGCATGAACATGGAACTGGTCAGATCATTAAGACAACAAAACACCTGGACGGTACACGAACAGAAGTGTGGTCATATCCTACCACACAAAAATATACTTATAAATCTTATCGTGTGTTTGCTTCCAATCGTGTTACAGACGGTAGGTTGTTAAGACGTAAGGTTGTAAAACCAAAGGGTGAAAAATTTGGAAACACACCTGATCACAGTTTCATTTATAACGATTCTGTAATTGGGGTTAAAGTACCACCGGAATTAGATAAACAGTGGTACATAGATTTAGCAAGAAAAAGATTGAAACAATTTGGTATTGCAGCATAATACCGGAAAGGTGGGAACATGACAGACATTACAATCAAATATGATCATGGTCAGATGCTTATTCATCTTGAAGAATTTCTTTCATGTAGAAGTATCTCAAAGGTTCGTAAGCTGATTAAGTTAATCAATCGAAGTGATAACCCTGACATTGTGAATCAGATCAAAGATCATATTCAGTACAGAATGGAAGGGTTGGACAATATTACAATGATTACCGAAAACAGGATTGACCGGAATAAGGCAGAAGTGAAAGATGCTGAAATGAACGTGCAGCACTGGTTATATTTGCGGTCACAGCATAAGAAAGGTAGTAACGGTTACAAGCATTACATGACAAATGTGAAAGAAAGCCGGGACACATTGAAAGAGAAAAAGGCAGATTTGAGATCAGCCGAAAAGGAATATAAGGACAGCATCAGGGACAAAGAATTTTTCAGTAAATTGCTGTCAGAAGTATTTAGTTAAAGGATGGTGAAACAGGATGTTGTACAAAGGGTACATAAAGACAAAAGGCAAGAAAGCAATCGAAGCATTCAAAGACCGGACAAAATACCGCACTTATGACGAAGTGAAGAATCTTGAAGGGTTCGGTGGTGTTCTTGCTGATGATACCATCCTGATAGATATTGACGATGCTGAACAGTCTGAAATTTTAATGAACATTGTGGAAGAATATCAGCTTGATTGCCGGGTGTATTGTACAAGCCGGGGCAGACATTTTTTATTTAAGAATCATAGTATTACAAGGAACAGGACACATGTACCGCTTGCGGTTGGTCTGACAGCAGATATAAAACTTGGTACACGTTCATCATATGAAGTAATCAAGATTGACGGTGAAGAACGCTTTATTGAGTGGGACATTGAAGAAGGTGGAACATATCAGGAAGTTCCAAAATGGTTGTTCCCGGTTCGTACAGCGGTTGACTTTCTTGATATGGATGCAGGTGACGGACGCAATCAGGCATTATTCAATTATATCCTGACACTTACATCAAATGATTTTAGTGTTGATGATACAAGAGAATGTATCAGGATTCTGAACAGATTTGTTCTGAAAGAGCCGTTATCTGATGATGAACTGGAAGTGATTCTTAGGGATGAAGCATTTCAAAAACCTGTATTCTTTTGTGATAAGACATTCCTGTTTGACCGTTTTGCAACATGGCTTAAGAACAATGAAAATGTAGTCAGTATAAGTAATCAGTTACATATCTATCAAGATGGGATTTATCAGGTTGGGTACAAGGCTATTGAAACAGCTATGATCAATCAGATACCTAACCTGAAAAAGACACAGAGAAGAGAAGTATTAGAGTATATGGAACTTATAGCTGATGAAAAAGCACAGGCAGATGCACGTTATATAGCATTCAGGAACGGTGTGTTGGATATTGTGACCGGACAGATGCAACCATTCAGCCCTGATTTGGTTATTACCAATCAAATACCTTGGGACTATAACCCGGAAGCCTACAGTGAACTTGCTGATGATACACTGAACAAATTAGCTTGCGGTGATCAACCGATCAGGGCATTACTGGAAGAATGCATTGGCTATTGCTTTTACCGCAGGAATGAACTTGGTAAGGCATTCATCCTGACAGGTGACAAGTCCAATGGTAAGAGTACATTCCTTGATTGTGTCAAAGCAATTCTTGGTGATGGGAATATATCAGCACTTGACCTTAAGGAATTAGGGGACAGGTTCAGCACATCAATGATGTTCGGAAAACTGGCAAATATCGGTGATGATATTGGTGATGACTTCCTGCAAGGTTCACAGGTAGCAACATTCAAGAAAGTAGTTACAGGTAACAGAATTAAAGCAGAAAGAAAAGGGCAAGACCCTTTTGAGTTTAACCCTTATGTGAAGCTGCTGTTTTCAGCAAATGATATACCAAGAATGAAAGACAAGACAGGGGCAGTTCTTAGACGTTTGGTGATTATTCCATTCAACGCAAGATTTACAAAGTATTTACCAAGTGGTGAGATTGACCCGGATTATAACCCTTATATCAAGTATCAGTTGGTTGAACAAAGTTCAGTTGAATATCTGATCAGGGTAGGTGTAGAAGGACTGAAAAGAATCATTGAAAACAATGAGTTCACCAAGTCTGAAAAAGTGGCTGAACAGATTGATGAATATGAAAATGAAAATAACCCAATCAAGGCATTTATTGATGAATGCGGTGTTGAAATGATTGAGGATGAACCAACAGGTGACGTATACAGCAGGTATCAGGTGTTTTGTGCTGATTGTGGTATGCAACCAATGTCAAACATCGTGTTCAGTAAGCAGATCAATAAGCGGTTGGGGTTTGAAACAGTAGTAACTAAGGTAGGTGGTAAATCTATCAGGATATTTAGAAAGGTGTGACAGTATGGAAAAGTTAGTATTAACAGGTACAGTTTGTTTTTGCGTTGGTCTTACGGTTGGGTTAATCCTTGGTGCTGTAGTGATGGCATTAGCTGCAACAGCTAAGAAGTATAAACCAACGACAAAAGAAATTGATGATTGTTGGGGTTGTTTTGGTGCTGCAAATGGTGATTGCGACCACTGCCCGGTAAAGGGCGGTGATGATGAATGAACTTTATAAAAGATTCAGAGTGTACACCTGATACACCTATTATACTTGGTAAACAGGAAAAACCTATATACGGTGACGGTGTTAGATTAAAACCAAGGGTAAAAGGTAGATGTGATTCAGAACATTTTAAGAAAATCTATTTACCTAGATTATTACCGCTTGAAGAATATGATCTGATTGTTGTCCTTATTTCAGGTGGTAAGGATTCAGTTGCTTGTTACCTGAAACTTATTGAACTGGGTGTACCAAAGGAAAAAATAGAATTTTGGCATCACGATATTGATGGTGGTCACCCAACTCGAAGAATGGACTGGAAATGTACTCAAAACTATGTAAAGGCACTGGCAGATGCGGAAGGTGTTAAGTTAAGAGTTTCATACCGGGTGAACGGTTTCTTTGGTGAATTGTATCGGATAGGTGCATCAGAACCCATTGAATGGATTGACCCTGATACTGGGGAAATAAAACAGTGTAAACTTTCAAGTAATTATCTGAAATGCATGGAATTGAAAGAACAGGCAACAGAAGAAATGGAAGAACTTTTGAAACAGTATGGTTATAGAATGAAATTTCCGGCAAAGACTGGCGATCTATCACGTCGTTGGTGTTCAGCATATTTGAAAATATGTGTTGCAGATACAGTTGTAAGCAACCTTGATAGACTTGGTGAACTTGAAGAATTGGGTGGTAAAAGACATAAATTTCCGGCAAAAGGTGGTACACATTCAGGACGTTGGTGCAGTGGAAATCTGAAAGCAGCAGTTCAGGACAGTGTGACAGCAAACCTTGAAGAAACCAAGCATGATAAGAAAATCTTAATTGTATCAGGTGAAAGAAGGGGAGAATCAGCAGGAAGGTCAAAATACAATGAAATGGAAATACATAGAACAAACGCAACAGCTAAAGCACATAGAATTGTTCATCAGTGGCGGTGTTGTATAGACTATTCAGAAAAAGATGTGTGGGAACTATTGAAACGACACCATATAAATCCACATCCCTGTTACAGGATTGGTTGGAACAGATGCAGTTGCATGATGTGTATATTTTCAACACCTCGGTTATTTGCCGGAGTAAAAGAACTTTTCCCTGATGATTATGCATCCTTAAGGCATGATGAAGAAGTCCTTGGTTTTACATTGGATAACAAAAAGAATCTTGATGAATTTATAGGTGACACACCATCATGTGTATGTTGGAATGATAAAAAAGCAATTCATTCAATACTTACCGGAGAGTTTGGAACAGAAGATATTTATACAGAAAATTGGAACTATCCAGTTGGTGCATTTCATGGTGCAGACGGTGGTTCATGTTAAGAAAGGAAAGATGTAAATGTACAAAAATAGTGAAGGATATGTTGACCCAACAGCAGGTGCAGCAATGGCAACAGTTAAAAGGGAAGAAAATGCAGAACTGGTAGACCGCAATCATAAACTGATTTATGCGATCAGGAATGTTGTTGATCTTGCCGGGTTTGAGATTGTTGGAAGGGTGACATTGAAACATAAAAAATCAGGTAAGGTGTTTTATTAGTTAGATGCACCAATCAGTGCTGTTGTGGTAGTGGTTACGGTAAAGTTACAGTTGGTTACGGTTAAGGGTTACGGTTGAAACCCTTGTAAATACTGGCGGTTACGGTTGTCTACGGTTAAAAGTACATTCTTTAATAATTAGTATTTTATGATAATATAGAACTTAGTAAAAATAAGAATATATAAAGAATAGAGTTTTAACCGTAACCGTAGAAACCGTAACTTCCTTGATTTATAAGGGTTTGAAGCACTTTTTAGGCTATTTTTAACCGTAACCGAAGTGTAACCAACCGTAGAAAGTGAGGTAAAAATGAGTGATCAGAAGAAATTAAGTGCAAGGGAATATCTGAAACAGCTTGAAGTGTTAGATATGCAGATAAATGATGATATTGCCACGCTGTCAGATATGAAAATGAATGTATGCAGTGCAGGCGGTATTGATTACAGCCGGGACAAAGTGCAGACTTCACCTGTAGGTGATAAGTTATGTAAGGATGTAGTAAGGTATACCATGTTTGACCAACACATCAATGAAGAAATAGATCAGTTTGTTGATGCAAAGAAGCAGATCATTAAGGAAATCCGGGGATTGCGTGACAAGAATATGATTCAGATTCTTACAAAAGTGTATGTGCAGTTTAAAACAGTAAAGGTTGCTTCACAGGAAATGAAAAAATCTTATTCATATACCGTAGAACTGCATAATAAGGCACTTTCAGCGTTTGAAGATACCTATAAAAACCTTACATATCTGACATAAAACCAACTATTTCATATTTGACAAATACAAGCAGACCTTTTATAGTGTATGCTGTACAAAAATTTTTGCAGGTAATTTATTACCTGCAATTTTTTATGCAAAATTATATTGCTTATTGTCTTATGTGCTGCAAGGGTGCTAAAACCTCCTACCTTGCAGCACTTTTTGTTATAAAAATAATAGAAAGGCGGTGTTGTTATGGCAAAAAAAGGCAAATTAACTGAAAAGCAGCAACGTTTTGTTGATGAATACCTGATTGACCTGAATGCAACACAGGCAGCTATTAGGGCAGGTTATTCAGTAAAAACAGCGGATGCAATCGGATGTGAAAACTTGACAAAACCTAATATTCAACAGGCTATTGCTGAACACATGGCAGAACGGTCACGAAGAACCGGAGTGAATCAGGATAGGGTTGTATTAGAGCTTGCCAAGATTGCATTTGTCAGAATGACAGACGTTGTTGACAGTAACGGAAGAATCAAACAAGATGCATCTGCTGATGATCTGTCTTGTATTGAATCAATCAAATATAAGGAATCCGATAATGAGTTTGGTGGAAGTGTTGAGAGAGAAGTCAAGATTGCTTCCAAGATGAAAGCCCTTGAACTGCTTGGTAAACATTTAGGTATGTGGAATGATAAGTTAGATGTGAATGTGACAGCCCCTATTGTTATTTCAGGAGCAGACGCACTTGAGGACTAAATACAGGCAGCCATCAAGTCAATATGTATTTGGTTATCAGAAGTTCATTCTGATGCCGGAAGATTACAAGGCTACAAAGTCCGGTAAGGTTAATGTGAAATTACCGGAAGTAGTCGGTAAGGGTTACGGTACATTTTGGCGGTGGAAAGGTAGATACCGGGCAGTCAAAGGTTCACGTGCATCTAAGAAGTCAAAGACTACAGCATTATGGTACATCACCAATATGATGAAGTACCCTGATGCGAATACCTTAGTTGTCAGAAAAACTTACAGAACACTAAAGGATTCCTGTTTTACTGAACTGAAATGGGCTATACATCGACTTGGTGTTGATGCTTTTTGGGATATAAAAGAATCACCACTTGAAATGACATATAAGCCAACAGGTCAAAAGATTTATTTCAGAGGACTGGATGACCCACTGAAAGTAACATCAATCACCGTTGATCAGGGTGTATTGTGTTGGATGTGGATTGAAGAAGCCTATGAGATCAGCAGTGAAGATGATTTCAATATGCTTGATGAATCTATTCGTGGTGCAATCCCGGAAGGTTCAGACCTGTTCAAGCAGATTACCGTTACTTTCAACCCTTGGAATGAACACCATTGGTTGAAGAAACGGTTTTTTGATAACCCTGATGATGAAATCCTTGCACTTACAACCAATTACAAGTGCAATGAATGGTTAGATAAAGCCGATCTTAAGGTTTTTGAAACCATGCGGAAACAGAATCCAAGACGTTATGCAGTGGCAGGTCTTGGTGATTGGGGTATTGTTGACGGTCTTGTATATGAGAACTGGCATGAAGAAGCCTTTACACTGGAACAGATCAGGAAGCAATACAGTATTGATTCAGCCTTTGGTCTTGACTTTGGTTATACAAATGACCCATCTGCATTATTTTGTGGATTCATTGACACGAAGAACAAAAAGATATTCGTGTATGATGAAATGTATGCAGCAGGTCTTTCCAATGAGCGAATATATCAGAATATCACTGATATGGGCTATGCAAAGGAAAGAATCACAGCAGATTCAGCAGAACCAAAGTCTATTGATCAGTTAAAGGGTTATGGTCTTAGGGTAAAAGGTGCTGAAAAAGGCAAGGACAGTATCAACAGCGGTATTCAGTTTATTCAGGACTTTGAAATCATCATACACCCAAGATGTGTGAATTTCTTGACGGAGATCAGCAACTATACTTGGGATAAGGACAAGTTCGGTAATAAACGGAACCGCCCTATTGATGACTTCAATCACCTTATGGATGCAATGCGATATGCATTAGAAAAATATATCAAGAAAGGCAGCGGTTGGTTATACAAATAGCTGTATGGTTAAAATCATGAAAATAAAGATTCACAATGATGTATGGAAGGTCAAACTGGTGGATGCAAATGCAAAAAAAATGAACCCTGACCCAAACAGCTATAATTTTGGGCTGACCGAATATAAGGAACTTCTGATCAGTATTATGGACGGACGTTCTGAATCAGTGACACGTTCAACACTGATTCATGAATTGGTTCATGCATTTATGTTTTCATACGGTCACACTGTTGAAGGTGAAGAAGCAATGTGTGACTTTTTCGGGGTTCATGGGGATGAAATCATTGACCTTACAAATCAGATTATAGAAAGGTGGGGTGATAGGTGCTTACAGTCGAAGAAATAAAAATGTTCATTGATGAAGATGCTGCATCAGTGAAAAAGCATTTTGCAAGAATAGGTGAACGCTATTTTGACGGTGATCACGACATTAAAAATTACAGAATGTTTTACTTCAATTCTGATGGTCAGCTTGTGGAAGATACAAGCAGGGCAAATGTGAGAATACCGCACCCATTTTTCAAGGAATTGACAGAACAGGGTACACAGTACACTCTTTCAGGTTCAGATGGTTTTGTATTCAGTGATGTGCCTGAACTACAGAGTGAACTTGATGCAAGATTCAATAATAACGATGATTTTATTGATGAACTGTCAGAAACACTTACAGACTGTCAGACAAAAGGTTTTGCTTATATGTACGCTATGAAAGACAGCACTGACAAGCTGAAATTCACGTGTGCTGACAGTATTGGTGTTGTAGAAGTAGAAGCACGATTTGCAGAGGACGGAAAAGACCATGTAATTTATTGGTACGTTGACCGGGTTGACAAGGAAGGTCACAGAATCAAGAAAATCATGGATTGGGATGATGAACAGGTTGTTTATTATGTTCAGACAGATGAAGGGGAAATACAGCTTGACGATAAAGCCAAGGTGAATCCAAGACCACATATACTGTATCAGGTTGATGGTGATGATAATACTTATATTGATTCACTTGGTTTCTTGCCATTCTTCCGGTTGGATAATAACAAGAAACAGATCAGCAATCTGAAAGCAGTAAAAGACCTGATTGATGATTATGACCTTATGGCATCCAGTCTTTCCAACAACCTGATTGACTTTGATCATCCATTATATGCGGTCAAAGGGTTTGAAGGTGATAACCTTGATGAATTGCAGCAGAATCTTAAGACAAAAAAGATTGTCGGTGTCGGTTCAGATGGTGGTATTGAAGTACATACAGTAGATGTACCGTATGAAGCCCGGAAGGTTAAGTTGGAACTGGATGAAAAGAACATATATCGTTTTGGTATGGGTCTGAACTTGTCAGGTCTGAAAGATACATCAGCAACAACCAATATTGCAATCAAGGCAGCCTATTCACTGCTTGATCTTAGATGTAAACACCTTGAAAGGAATATCAAGCGGTTCTTGCGTAAGATCGTGGCGGTGTGCATTGATGAAATCAATCAGCAGAACGGTACAGATTATCAGATCACAGATGTTTATTTTGAGTTCACCCACGAAGTAATGAGTAATGAACAGGAAAATGAACAGAATGAACTTACAGAAGCACAGAAACAACAGGTACAAATCAACACCCTGTTATCACTGGCACAGATTTTTGGTGATGATTTGACGATTCAGTATATTTGTGATGTTCTTGATATTGATTATGAAGATGTGAAGGACAAGTTGCCGGATAATGAAGCTGATAAGGTGCAGCAGGTGCAAGATGATCTTGATTCTATTATACCGGATGATGAAGGTGGTGGAATAGGTGAACAAAGCACAGAAGGAAGTGCAGCAAGCACAGCTTGATGAAGAAAAGAAAGTTATCAGACTGTTAGAAGTTGTATATGAGAGGGCAAAAAAGGACTGTGAACAGAAAATCATGGAACTGTCTGCAAGGACAGATCTTGAAAATCTGCAAAGTATAGTATACCAAAAGGAATATCAGCAAATGATGGTTGATCAGCTTGAAGCAATGCTTTATGACCTACATGAAGGTCAATTTACAACCATTGCTGATTACTTGGAACAGTCATATATCAACGGTTACGTTGGTATGTTCTATGATTTGCAAAGTACAGGTATACCGCTTGTAATACCAATTCAGCAAGATCAGGTTGTCAAAGCATTGAAAACCAACAGTAAACTGTCAAGCGGTCTGTACACCAAACTTGGTGAAGATGTTTGTTACCTTAAGCGGTCAATTCGTGCTGAACTTTCAAGAGGGATTGCAAGCGGTTCAACATGGAATGAAATGGCATTAAGAATTGCCAAGGGTATGAACAGCCCTTTTCGTAAAGCATATAACAATGCAATACGGATTGCCCGGACAGAAGGTCATAGAATACAGAATGAAGCAGCCCTTGACGGTCAGCATGGGGCAAAGAAAAAAGGTGCTGACATTGTAAAACAATGGGATGCTACACTTGATAGTAGGACAAGACCGGAACACAGAGAAGCAGATGGGCAGATCATGGAACTTGATGAACCGTTTGATGTTGGCGGTGAGAAAATGCAAGCACCGGGTGTTGGCGGTTCTGCAAGGAACGTTTGTAACTGTCGGTGCTGTCTGCTGCAACGTGCAAAATGGGCTTTAGATGATGATGAACTAAAGACCTTACAAGAACGTGCAGCATTCTTTGGGTTGGATAAAACACAGTCGTTCAACGACTTCAAACAGAAATATTTGAAGTTACCTGACAATGCTGATACAATGAATGTGAAAGAATATGATGTGTTGGCACACACCCAAAAGCTAAAGGGTGCAATGAGTAGTTCAGATTACGATGAATACATGAAGATTCTGACTGAACACAGTAATACATCACTTCAAAAACTGTATGCAAAGTATGCTGATAAAATAAGTGGAGTCAGTAAAGGAAAAAGTGGATATTATAGACCTGCTGACAACAAACTGGTTTTCTCTTACCCTATTCAAAGGTACATTGATAACGGAAAGAGTAAATACGGAACATTAGCACATGAGTACGGTCACTTTTTTGATGCAAAAGCTGATTATGAGGGGCTTCACTTTAACGAAGTGGAAACAATTCATAGTAAAACAAAGTATCAGACAAACCGATTTGCAAAAGTGGCAAGTTCTTCTGATGAATTTTTGACTGCTGTGAGAAAAGATAGACAGTTTTTGAAATCAATACTGACAGATGATGTTGAAAAAGAACTTAGAGATCATGACGCAAGTGGCGGTGTTCAGGATGCCATTGATGGACTTCTTTCACACCGTATCAACTGGGGACACGGTGACAAATATTACAATCGTAAATATCATTCAGTGAAGCAGCTTAAAGAACATAAAGGTTTACAGGTGGCATATAAAGAACTTGGTATTGATGCAAGTAATCTTAGCAAGGTAGCGAATGAATGTAGGGTTTATGAATCTGCATCTGAAATGTGGGCTAACATCATGGGTGCAGAAGTCAATGGTGGTTCTGAATTGGAATATGTGAAGAAGTACTTGCCAAACAGCTATGAAGCATTCATTGAAATTCTGAAAGGGGTAAAATAATATGAATGAGAAGTTACAGAAAGCACTTGAACGGTATAAGGAAAAATTCAATGATGATTTTCCAACTATTCCGTTTGAAAGTCAGGAAGATGAAGAAATTATTGACATTATTGATGAATGTATTGAAGAAAATAAAGACGTTTATGATCTTGGGTACTTATCACTTGACGATATAATGTATTAAAAAGCAAAGGTACAGAATTGTATACCTTTGCTTTTTTATTACCTATATGACCGTTATATGAGGTCAGAAAGGGGGATAAAAGGAACATGAAAGCGTTGCACACTCACTTGGTATTGTAGAAAGGTATGGTGATCCTGATTATCTCCCAACTATGGGTTAAATAGTATTTTAAGGCATCCGCAAGGGTGTCTTTTCTTTTGTCCGAAAAAGGCTTATGACGTTTAAACTGCTGCTGAAATGACCCCTGCAACAAGGGATATAAACTGTTGACCGTTCCCGGTGACACCGGATATAAAAACATGACGGAGAAAGGAAGAAGAACATGGAATTTTTAAAAGCATTTTTTGGTGATAAGGCTATCACCTATGATGAACTGGTACAGGCAATCAATGCCTATAACGGTGATGAAAAGAACAAAGAGAAGCTGATCAAGATGGTCAACCTTACTGATGGTGGTTATGTGTCTAAGGACAAATACACCAACCTTGAAACTGACCTTTCCGGTAAGACTACAGAACTGACCAAGGCAAACAACTTGATTGAAGAACTGAAAAAGTCAGCCGGGAAAGACGAAGAAACACAGCAGAAAATCACTGCATATGAAACAGAGATTGCAGACCTTAAGAAAGAGAATGCAGAACTGAAAACAGAAAATGCATTGAAATTTGCGTTGGTTGCAGCAGGTGCGGTTGATGTTGATTATCTTGTATTCAAGGCAAAGGAAAAAGGTGAAATCAAACTTGGTGATGATGGAAAAATCAAGGGTGAAGATGATCTGATTTCAGGTCTTAAAACACAGCATCCTACCATGTTTGAAGCATCCAATGGCGATCAGCAGCAGAGTGGTAAGAGAAAGATTCTTGAAAACAACCTGCCGGGTGGGGATAAAGACAAGACAGTTACCAAAGAACAGTTCCTTAAGATGGGTTACAACGAAAGAATGAAACTCAAAGAGGAAAACCCGGAGTTATTCAAACAGTTAAATGTACACTAAGAAAGGTTAAAATGGTGAATTAAATGGCAAGAACAGGAAATTTTGGCGGTTTTGCTTTTGATGAAGAAGTATTTACCGGGATGATGCAGGAAGCCGACTATTGGACTACACCAATCATTGCTTCCGGTATCGTGCAGCAGGACAGTTCTATTATGGACTTAATCGGTGAGCATGGAAACGTGGCAACAATTCCAATTTATAAACCGATTGACGCAAATGAAAGCGGTATGGAAGCACTGAACAACGATGGTGAAACAAACAACACACCTGTTGAAATCAGCGGTGACAAACAGACTTGTATGCTTATTCAGAGAATGAAAGCATTCAAGGCTAAAGACTTCACAAAGGAATTAACTGGTGCTGACCCTATGACACTGATCAGAAATAAGATTGCAGGTTATTATGGTCAGGTTTGGGAAAAAGAACTGATGAACATTGCACAGGCAGTATTAGCAGTTGCAGCACTTAGTGATCATGTACTTGATCTTACTAAAGGTACTAAGACAAACATTGAAGCAGGTACAATTTACGATGCAGAACAGGCAGCACTTGGCGATATGGCAGGTGGTCTTGGTCTGATGGTTATGCATTCCATGATCTTCAAAGAGTACAAGAAAATGGAAATGGTTGACTATGATAAGTATGTTGTCAACGGTGTAATTCAGAAAGAAATTACATTGCCGACTATCGCAGGTAAACACGTACTTGTAACTGATAGATTTACAGCTACAGGGGCAGGTACAGATGCGGTTTACAGCACATATCTGTTTGGTGAAGGTGCATTTTTATCTTGCGATAAGAACAACTATGAGAATCAGTATACAACCAACTATGACCCGGAAGCATCCGCAGGTATTGACAAGTTCTATACAAAGCAGGGTAAGGTGCTGCATCCGAATGGTCTTTCTTTAGCAGTTGATCAGATTGCAAAAGAATCACCGACTTATGCAGAACTTGGTAAGTCTGCAAACTACAGCCTTAAGTTCAATACAAAGAACGTTAAGATGGGTCTTATCAAGTCCAAGGTTGGCACAGCAGTTGTCTAAGAAAGGATGATCTGATGATATTAGCAGTTGATGATGTAATGAAATTACCTGAATTTGCTGTGCAAAATGAAAAGGTAATTGAAGAAAAACTGAACGCTGCTGAACTTATGATCAGAGCATACACTAATAACAATTTTCAGAATCGGTTTGTTCGTTTTACCGCTGATAGTTTGGGTAATCGTTTGTTTAGAACATCAGATTTCTTAAAAGTGGGTGATACAGTTCAGATTTCACAGTCAATGGTGAATGATGGACTGTATACCATTACTGAAATTGGTGATGATTTCATCAGAGTTAATCAGGAGTTGTATAAAAGTACAAACCTGATCACTAAGGTGGAATATCCGGCTGATATTCGTGCAGGTGTACTTGAACTGCTTAAGTGGGATATTAAGAACAGACCGAAAACCGGAGTCAAGTCTGAAACGCTGTCAAGATACAGTGCAACTTACTTTGATCAGGATGCTAACAATCAGGTTATGGGCTATCCTGTTGCCCTACTTGGATTCTTAAAGCCTTATATAAAGGCTAGATTCTGATTATATGAGCGTTGGCGGTAACATTCAAGCATTGTTACAGGTAAAAAAGAACGGTGCTAAAAATGCCATAGGTGAGCGTGTAAACACATGGGTTGATTGTACATCAATCTTAGGTTGGTTGGACTTATCAACAGGTGATTCAAAGCATACAACTTTTTATGCCAAGGTTCAGGAAAGTACACACATTTTCTTGTGTGACTTTACCAACCTTAAGAATCTGTCAACTGATTGGGTTTGGAATCCATTCAGTTTTCTGACAGGTGTGATCAGTAAGACGGATGAACAGGAAACCGTTAATGTGACAAGTGACAATGCAAGAATGGTTGTAAATGGTGAAGTGTATGAAATCCTTCTGATTGATGACCCTATGAATATGCATGATCATTTAGAAATCTATTTAAGATTTATAGGGGGTCAGTAGTATGTCAGTTGAGTTTACAGATAACACAGCAAAAATTAAAGCTGCATTATCGGAAGGGGTTATTGGATTCCTTCACGAAGCAGGTGGTGAAATACAGGCACAGACCCAAAGAAACAGCCGGGTTGATACCGGACAAACAAAGGGGTCTTACAAATATATGGTTGATGAAGGAAAAGATGAATCAACTGTTGCTGTAGGTTCAGACCTTGAAAATGCAATTTGGGAAGAATTTGGTACTGGTGAATATGCACTGCATGGTGATGGAAGAAAAGGCGGTTGGGTTTATAAGAGTAAGAAAGACGGTAAATTTTACCATACTTACGGAAAAACACCACGACAACCACTCACGAAAGCATTTCAGAGTGTAGCCCCAAAGATAAAGAAACAGCTTGTAAATGTCATTAAACAGAATTTAGGGGGTTAATTATGGTTGATATGCTTGGTTTTATTTCTGATCAGCTTGATCAACTTGGTATTCCCTATGAATTTGGTGAATGGACAGGTGAAATTAGCTATCCTTACTTTGTCGGTTCGTTCAATGAAACTGAACATAGATTAGAGGACGGATATACAGGCGGTGTGTTTACACTTGATGGTTGGTCAAGGGGGTCAAAATTACCGCTTGCAGAAATAAATGACAAATTAAAAAAAGTATTTGAAGATTTAAGGGCAGTTCAGGAAGGAACTGCTTTTTTTATTACCTATTGGAACGGTTTAATGATTCCAACAGGTGAAGAAGATCTTTTTAGAATTACGATAACACTTAACACAAATGAGTGGAAAGGAGCATAAAAGAATGGGCTTAAAAAAGCATGGTATTACATCTGAAACTATCAAGAATATGATCTTGGGTGCAGGTGTCATTTACAAAAATCTTAAGTATGAGAAACCAAGCAACGGTTGGACTGGTACACCACTTGGTGCAACTTCCGGTGGTCTTAAGTTCAACTATGAGGCACAGTGGCTTGATGTTGAGGTGGACGGTGCAACGGTGCTGATCAAAGGTGTTAGTAAACAGAAGGTTGGTGAATCTGCCACACTTGAAGGTCAGATGACAGAACTTACAGAAGATATTCTTGTAAGTGCATTACACCTTGTAAAATCCACTTCCGAAGATACAACCTATGTCAAATATGTATCTAAGGAAAACATCACAGAAGCAGATTATCTTGAAAATGTTGCATATGTTGGAACACTTTCAAGCGGTAAAAATGTAATCATTATTTTACCGAATGCACTCTGTACAGAAGCATTTGAACTGGAAACAAAGAACGCTGAACAGACAACATTTGCTGTCAAGTTTGAGTGTACAGCTGATCTTGAAAACGACAGCTTAAACAAGTTGGATATTGCTATTTACTATCCAAACGCTGTTGTGTAGGGGGTGTGAATTATGCGAGTTGTAGTAGTAAGAGAATATACAGACAAGTACACAGGTGAAGGTCATGTGATCGGTGAAAAACTGGATATGACAGAAGAAAGATTTGCAGAAATTCAGGACAAAGGAATGTTTGTGGTTGATATTTCTGATGAAGTAGTGCAGCAGGAAACACCTGCTGTATCTGCTGAACAGGTAGAAGATCAGGAACAGGAAACAGCAAGTGAACAGACTGAACCTGTTGAACATGAAGAAACATCTGCACCAAAACAGGATAAACCTGCAAAAGGTGGTAGAAGAAACAGATCGAAAAAAGAAAGTGAGGATAAATAATCATGGCAGATTTCAGATTTAAGGATTTAACAGTTGATAACGCATTTGACTTTTGTGAGGTTCTTGCAGTTATCGGAGTAGAACAGGTTATTGGTGCATTTGACAAAGACGAGATTCAGCAGTTGCAGGAATCCGGTACAGATATGAAAGAAGTTGGTATTGTCATTGCTATGAAGGTGTGTGGCATTCTGATCAAGAATATTTCAAAGGCAAGAAATGAAATCTGTAAGTTTTTTGCTAACTGTATGGAGTGGGACAACGGTACAGCGGTTACTGCTGATGATGTGAAGAAATTCAAGCTGAAACAGTTTGTTGTCATGGTGAAAGATTTTGCTAAGAAAGATGATCTTATGGATTTTTTCGAGGGTGTTGCCGAATTAGTGGGTACGGAACAGAACGATTCGATGAATGCTGCAACCGTAGATATGGTAACCCCTACAGCTATTTAGATAAAGCAATCAGCCGGGGGAAATTAGACGCTACTGTTAGAACAGTCCTGAAACAGGACAATGAAGATAAACAGTGGGACTTATACTGTGCAATCACAGCAAACCCACTTGCTGATGATGTTGGAAATTTTGAAGAATTTAAACAGCGGTTTATGAGTACAGCACCGAAAGTTGAAAAGACTGAACAAACTGAACCTACAATGAACAATGCACAGATTAAGTTACAGGTGGAAAAAGCAAATAAAATTCTGAATGGATTCGTGCCACCGTTGAAAGGGGGTGGCTAATCGTTGGATATTTTTTCGTTGGTCGGAAAAATAACGATCAATTACGCTGATGCAGTGAACAACATTGAAAAGGTTTCAAAGTCTGCAAAGGACACAGCTGAAACACTGGAAGATGTTGATAAAAAGGCAGATGGTGCAGGTGATTCAGTAGAAGATGCCGGACAAGCTGCCAAGAATGCAGACAGTGGATTTACGACATGGAAAGCCACGCTTGCGAATTTAGCATCTACAGCAATCACAAAAGTAATTTCAGGATGTACACAGTTAGCTGAAAAAATGGCAGATGTGACAAAATCAGCGGTTGGTCACTATGCTGAATATGAACAGTTGGTTGGTGGTGTTGAAACACTATTCAAAGACAGTTCCGGTAAACTGATTGACTATGCTGAAAAGGCATATAAGACAGCCGGGATGAGTTCAAATCAGTACATGAATACAGCAACGTCATTTGCTGCTTCACTGATCCAGGGTCTTGGCGGTGATACTGCAAAAGCGGTTGAACTGACCAACCTTGCTATCACAGATATGTCAGATAACGCTAACAAGATGGGTACTGACATAGGTTCTATACAGGACGCTTATCAGGGTTTTGCAAAGCAAAATTACACGATGTTGGATAACCTGAAACTTGGTTATGGTGGTACACAGTCTGAAATGATCAGATTGATAAATGATTCAGGTGTACTTGGTGAAAAGATTGAAAGTTTGGATAACGTAACGTTTGACCAAATGATTGAAGCTATTCACAAGATTCAGGATAACTTAGGTATAACCGGAACAACAGCACTTGAAGCAGGTACTACAATATCAGGTTCATGGAGTTCAGTACAGGCATTGTTTGAAAATATCCTTACAAAAGTAGGTTCAAAACTTGCACCTACTGTTATGGGATTTTTACAGCAGTTGTCAGACTGGATGGAAACAATAGACTGGGATGCGTTTGCAACGTCTGTCGGTGATGCCCTACAAAGAGTATTTGACTGGATTCAAAAAATTGATTTTACAACATTCTTTGAAAAAGGAATGGACGGTGTTGAAAACTTCCTTGAAAAACTAGGTGGTCTTATTGAAGATGTGCCTAAGATTATTCAAACGTTCAGGGATTGGTCACCGCTTATAGCCGGAGTTGCTGCCGGGTTCGTAACCTTAAAGGTTGCAATGGCAATATCATCATTGATTAGTACCATAACAGCAGCATGGACAGCATACAAAACAGCAAACGAAGGTGCTACTATTGCACAGTGGCTTTTCAATGCTGCATTAAATGCTAACCCAATAGTTCTTATAGTCACGCTTGTGGCAGGGCTTGTGGTTGCACTGATCACATTATGGAATACCAATGATGGATTCAGGGAAGCAGTCACAAATGCTTGGGAAAAAATAAAGGAAGTCTTTGGTACGGTTATTGACGCTATCAAAGGCTTTTTTAGTGGATTGGTGGAGAAAGTACAGACTGCATGGGAATCTGTAAAAGAAGCAGTAAGTACCGCCGTTGAAGCTATCAAAGGATTCTTCACAGGTTTAGTTGATTCAATCAAACAGGCTTGGGAGAACATCAAAACAGCAATATCTGAAAAGATAGATGCCATAAAAGAAACAGTAACCAATGTGTTTACTGCAATAGCTGATACTGTAAGTACAGTGTGGGAAACAATCAAGAATGCAGTGCAAGTTGCCATAATGTTTATTGGTGAAATCATCAGTGCTGCATTTCAGATCATCACAATGCCTTGGATGTTTATATGGGAAAACTGCAAGGAATATATCATTGCAGCTTGGGAGTTTATCAAGAACGCTGTATCAACAGCCCTTGATGCAATCTCAACCACCATCAGCAATATTTGGAATGCTATTGTTGGATTCCTGACCCCAATTTTGGAAGGTATTAAAAATACCTTTACAACAATATGGGAAGCAATAAAAACAGCGGTATCAACCGCAATCAACAACATTCAGACGGTTATTACAACCGTATGGAATGCCATTGTTTCATTCCTTAAGCCAATACTGGAAGGTATCAAGAATACATTTACAACTGTATGGAATGCGATAAAATCAACCATTTCTACAGTGCTGAATGCAATTCAGACTACGATTACAAATATTTGGAATGCAATCAAAACGACTGTGACCAATGTGATCAATTCGATTAAGTCAGTAATCAGCAGTGTGTTCAATGCAATTAAGTCTACTATTTCAAGTATACTGAACAGCATTAAATCAACCTTTACAAGTGTTTGGAACAGTATCAAGTCAACGGTATCTAATGTGATCAACGGTGTGAAGTCCACTATTTCAAGTGGTCTGAATGCTGCAAAATCCATAGTATCAAATGTACTTGGTGCAATTAAGGGAAAGTTCAGCAGCATCTTTGAAGGTGCAAAGAACATTGTAAGTAACGCTATAAACAGAATTAAAAGTTTCTTCAATTTTTCGTGGTCATTGCCACATTTGAAATTACCACATATTTCAATCAGTGGTTCTTTCAGCTTGACACCGCCAAGTGTACCGCACTTTGGAATCAGTTGGTACAAGAAAGCAATGGACGATGGTATGATCATGAATCAGCCGACTATTTTCGGTTACAATGCTAAGTCAAATCAGTTCTTGGCAGGTGGTGAAGCCGGAAGTGAAACGGTTGTCGGAACACAAAGCCTTATGGATATGATCAGGGTAGCGGTTAATGAGGAAAACGCTTCATTACTGGAAAAACTTGACCGGATTCTTACAATCCTTGAAAGTTATATGCCTTTCATTCCACAGCTTGCGAACCTGAAACTGGTAACAGATACAGGAGTGCTTGCAGGTGAACTTGCCCCGGCAATGGATGAAGAACTTGGTAAGATTTTTGATAAGGAAGGGAGAAGATAAGTCTTGATTCAGGGTGTTACATTTGGAATTAAACACAGTTATGAAGATTTTGGGCTTATCCTTTCTTCAAAAGAAATCGGATTGCCTACACCTAAAACAGAATCAGTCAGTGTAATTGGTCGCAATGGTGACCTTGATCTGACTGATGCGTTAGGTGATGATGTGAAGTTTGAAAACAGGAAGTTATCATTTACTTTTTCCCTGTTAAATGGTGCAAGAGATTGGACTGCAACACTTTCCAATCTTTCCAACTATCTGCATGGTAAGAAGATGCGTATTGTTATGGACGCTGATAAAACTTTTTATTACTGGGGACGGTGTACAATCAATAAATTCAAAACAGATCGTACACTTGCCATTATCACAGTTGATTGTGATGTTGAACCGTACAAGATTGAAACAAATTCAGCAAGTGAACCGTGGCTGTGGGATGTATTCAGTTTTGTCAATGGTATTATCCATGTAAATGAAGTGAAAGTAAGCGGAAGTAAAAAAGTAAATCTGATTAATCGTGTCAAGATTGTATCACCGACATTTACCTGTTCAACAGCTATGAAGGTGACACACGAAGGTAATACTTATAGTTTACCTGCCGGGGAAACAACAGTTTATGACATTCGTTTACAGGAAGGTGATAACTATGTGACATTTACCGGAAACGGTACAGTCAAGATCAGTTACAGAGGGGGTTCATTGTAATGTACAGAGTATTATGTGATGGACTGCCTATTTATGATTTACGTGATGAAAACCTTGTTTTGATTGACCCTAAACTTGATTTAGAGGTCAACAAAGCAGGGTCTTTTAGTTTTAAGATGCCACCACAGCACCCACAATATGAATTACCACAAAAAATGCTGTCATGCATTCAGGTATTTCAGGATGAAGAAGAAGTGTTTAATGGCAGAATTACAGAATGCAAAATTGATTTTTATAACCGTAAACATTTTACTTGTGAGGGTCAGCTTGCATATCTGAATGACAGTATACAAAGACCTGCTGAATATCATGATATGACAGTCAGGGGTTATTTAGAATCATTGATTGCATCACACAACGAGCAGGTAAAAAAAGATAGACAGTTCAGGGTTGGTATTGTCACGGTAACAGATAATAATGATTCATTGTACAGGTACACGAATTACAACAGTACCATGAAAGAAATCAAGGAAGATTTGGTTGACGATCTTGGTGGTTATTTACGTGTAAGGAATGTCAATGGAACAGCTTATTTGGACTATATAAGTGATTATGACAATGTAAGTACACAAAGTATTGAGTTTGGTGAAAATCTACTTGATTTCAGCAGAAATACAGATGTGTCAGATATTGCAACGGTATTTATCCCACTTGGTGCAAAACTGGAAGAAAGTCCAATAGCTGCACTTGAACAGCGGTTGACTATTGAAAGTGTAAATAATGGGTCTGATTCACTTGTGAATTTGGACGCTGTAAAGAAATTTGGTTATATAACCAAAACTATTACTTGGGATGAAGTTACAACACCAAAAATGCTGTTATATAAGGCAAACAAGTACATTGCTGATTATCAGTGGGACAGCATGACACTAGAAGTAAGTGCTGTTGATATGCATTGGACTGATGCAGACGTAGAACAGTTCAAACTTGGTGATAAGATCAAGGCACATTCTTCACTGCATGGACTTGATCGGTATTTCCCATTGTCAAAAATGTCAATACAGCTTAATAATCTATCCAGTAGTAAGTTCACACTTGGTACTGTAATTAATGCAAGACTTACTTCAAGGTCACATACTATTTCAAATACAGCATCAAAAGCAGTTGATACGATACCTGTACCGTCTGCCATTGTAAAACAGGCGGTTGATCAGGCAACAGCACTGATTACAGCAGCAACACATGGTCATGTGGTCACAACAGCCAACGAGCAGTTAATCATGGACACTAACGATGTAAACACAGCCCGGAAGGTGTGGCGATGGAATCTGAACGGTCTTGGTTATTCATCAACAGGGTACAATGGAACGTATAAGACAGCTATCACAATGGATGGTCAGATTGTCGGTGAACGGTTGGTTGGTGGTTCGGTATCTGCTGAAAAACTTGATATTACTTACAGGAATCAGGTTATAAAAGAAATAGCAGATGCAGAAGAATCAGCAAGAGCAGATGCAGAAGATTACACTGACGGTGAGTTGAAAAAGTACTATACAAAAAGTGAAGTTGAAACAAGTATCAAAAACACTAAAGATTCTATACTGTTGTCTGCCAAAGAAACAGCTGAACAGTATGTTGACGGTAAACTGAAAAACTATTCAACGTCTGCACAGATCAAGGTCAAGACAGATTCGATTGAATCAGAAGTTAAGAAAAAACTGAACAGTTCAGACCTGTCAACCAAGATTCAGCAAAATTCTTATGCAGTTAAAATTGCATGGAATAGTATCAGTAAATATATTCAATTTGAATATGGTGAAATGCGTATTTATGAGAGTACGACACAAAACAGTAACACACTGTTAATGTCAATGACCTCAACAGGTGCATGGTACTACTATAAAGGTGCAACCATCGGTAAAATCGGTACTAACGGTTGGTCAGGTGATTCAACTTTCAGAGGTCTGATGTTCGACTTACAGAACGGTGCTGACTATATGGGGTGGGGTTATCAGGATTCACCCGGAAGTAACTATTATGTAAAACTCATATATTACGCAAATAACCGAAAAGAAAAACAAGGCTTACACGTAGGTGCAAACACTTATGTGTGGGGGTATTTGAGATTTAATGAAAGTGCAGGATTTTATAATTATTCTGATAAAAGTATTAAACTATGGTCTGATAAAGATGTAAGCATTGGTAGTTCATCATCAACTTGCTGTACATTCACAGGTACATCTTTTCAGATTTACAACAACAGAAGTATTGATTTCTACAGTCCATTAAACTTACATGGTTGGGGCTACACCAATAATTCAGATGTTCGATTGAAAACTAATATCAAGGACACAGCAATCAGAGGTTTGGAAGTGGTAAACGCTATTGACCTTAAGGAATTTGACTGGATTCAGTCCGGTGAACATCAGGCTATAGGAATCATTGCACAGCAGATTCAAAGTTTTGCACCTGAACTTATTTCAGAAGATGCATCTGACGGACACTTGAAACTTAACACAGATAAACTTGTATACTACTGTATTAAAGCTATACAGGAATTATGTGAAAAAGAGGGAATGCGATACAGCAAACCTATTTATAAAGACCCTTACACTTACTTAGAAAAAAAGACGTTCATTGCAAAGATGCCAAGTCAAAAATATTTGGAATCTGAACCTTATGAGCGTGAACCTATTATTTTACCGAAAAGAAGGGAGTAATTACCATGAATGAAAATAATATGCCTTTGTCACTTATGATGGAGAACGCAAAAGGTGCAATGACGAATGCATTTAATCAGATCATTGAACAGTCAAACCTTCCGGCTTATTTGTTGGAAGGTATCGTTGCTGATCTGCTGTCTGAAATCCGAAAACAGAAAAACCTTGAATTGGTTTCTGACATGAACATAATGAAACAGACTGAACACAGTGAACAGGAAGAAAAGAAAGAAGGTGCTGAATAATGGCGAACATACAGCCTTATATTGATCAGATTCTAAATGCAGTATACGGTGAAGAGGTAAGATCATCTATTGTCAATGCACTTGAAAAAGTAAATGATGACAATAATTCTTATGCTGATCTGAAAAAAGAAGTAATTGCTGCAAAGGATGCGGTTGATAAAGATGTGGATGCGGTGCAGCAAAAACTTAATGCTGCAAGTACTGCATTAACTAATTTACAAAATGCCACAAGTGCAGCTAATACAGCAAAAACCAATTTGCAGAACGCTACGAGTATAGCCAATACCGCAAAATCAAATCTGACCAATGCAACAAGTACAGCGAATACCACAAAAAAGAATGTTGAAGCAGCAACTAGTGCTGCAAATACAGCAATCAGCAATGCCAATGCAGCAAAGGCAAATCTTGAAAAAGTAATTACAAGTGCAACAACCACACAGAGTAATTTACAGGGTGTAATTGATAATGCAAATCAGATTAAGGGTCAGTTGGATAGTTCCAACGCTACAGCGGTAACATCAAAGAAAAATCTTGATTCTGCAATTTCTGATGCAAGTGTAGCAAAAAGTCAGCTTCAGGAAGTAATTAACAGTGCAAGTTCAGTTAAAACTTCATTGTCTAATGTCATAAGTACAGCCAATACCGCAAAGTCAAACCTTGATGCATCTGTTGCAACAGCTAATAATGTATTACAGTCACTAAGTGCGGAAAACGCAAGTGCTGCAAGTAATATTGATGAACTGAAAAGTGAAAACTTCAACAGTCAAGAAATTCTTTCAGGTGTGGCAGATATTCGTGCCTATTTGGGTATCACTGCTGATGATATTGTTGGTATTCAGGTCGATTACAAAAATAAAACATTCAAAAGACTTGCCGGAGCAGCCAACCTTACAAAAGGTTCTGATTTTGACAAGTTCACAATGTTTGGTGGTCGTAAACGTTGTAATGTTGCTGATGATGGTTCTATAGTGGCATGGTACGGTGATGCAGATTATAAAGAAGATGGTTCAATGGGTCAGGTTATGGTATATCAGCCAAAGTTCTATTATTTGGTGTGTCCTGTAGAGTATGACCCTATTGATACAGGTATTGGTTACCACTTAAGAAAGGCAAACTATTATGTGTCAGAAAAGCCACGTGCAGGTTTCAGACTTCACCCGGCATTCTATGATGCATCAGGAAATGAAATTGATTACTTCCTGACAAGTGCTTATGAAGGTAGTATTTACGATGCATCAGCAAGTGCGTATCTGTTGAATGATGAACAGGTTATGAACACTGGTGAAGATAAGTTTTCATCAATCGCAGGTGCAAGACCTGCATCCGGTTCTTCACAGAATCTTACAAGACCGAATATTGAAGCAATGGCACAGAATCGTGGAACAAACTGGCATGGTGATCTGATTAAACAGGTGTCTGCTGAACAGATGCTTATGATCATTGAAATGGGTATGATGAACTTACAGACCGCTATTGCACAGGGTGTTGTTTCCTTACCTTGGACTACAGGAAGTGACACAACAAGTTCTTATGCAGCTGCAACAGGTTCAACTGCTTCACTTGGAAATGGTACAGGTAGGGCAGAGAAAACAACCACATATGAAGGTGGTGTTGCTAAAGAATACACTGTTGACGGTAAGACTTCCGTATGTTGGAGAGGTAAAGAAAACTTTTGGGGTAACATTTGGAAATTTGTCTATGGTATCAATATTTGGGGCAATGGAAAAATGGGCGGTGGTCAGCCTTATATTTGTTCTGATTTCAGTTTTGCAGAATCAAAGAACAGTGGAAACTATGAACCTGCCGGATTCACAGTAACAAACGCAAACGGTTATATTTCAGCAATGGGATATTCAACAGCTTGCGACTGGTTATTTATTGCGTCAGAATGCCTTGGTAACAGTTCATTACCTGTTGGTGATTACACATATATCACTGTCAACTTGAACGGTTACCGTATCGCTCGGTTGGGCGGTGGTTGGAATTATGGCGGTAATGCGGGCGGTTTCTTTTGGGCTCTGGCTGACGGTGTTGGTATTCGTGATCGGGCTATCGGTGGTCGCTTGGTATATATTCCAACACGTGATTCTGCTACTTATACCGCTGCAATCGAAGCATGGAAGCAGAAAATGGCAGCTTAAAATGTAACTTGTAAACTTGATTCATTAGGTTGAAAGAACTTCTGATATTTTCGTTATTTACCTGTAGCGGAAACCATTAAAAAAAATCACTCAATTAGGCAGTAATTGGAATAATGGCAGTAATGCAGGCAGTTTCTATTGGAATCTGAATAACAGTGTTGGTAATCGTAATCGGAATATCAGTGGTCACTTAATAATTGCAAAACATAGCCGGGTGGAAACATCCGGCTATTTCTATAAACTGTATAGTTCTTTCAACCATGCCACTAGGCAAAAAAGAAAAATAGACGGTGCAGACAACCCAACCGGGAATACCGTCTTACTTACGAACAATAAGGAAAGGTCAACCGTATTTACCGGGCAGTAATGCCGACTGAAATTCGGACAATGCAAATACCAAGGAATGAAACGCTATGATCACTTATATGAAAAGATTTATGACCTTGAAAATTTAAGAAAAGCACACCAACACGCAAAGAAAGGAAAAGGTTGGTACAGAGAAGTTCAGGAGATTGACAAAGAACCTGACAAGTACCTGAAACAGATTCAGGAAATGCTTATCAACCACACTTACAAAACATCTGATTATGAGGTGTTTTATAAACAGGACGGTAAGAAGTTAAGGAAGATTTACAAACTGCCTTATTTCCCTGACAGAATTTGTCAGTGGGCTATCTTACAGGTCATTGAACCCTGTATCATCAATAACTTAACCGCTGATACCTATTCAGCAATACCAAACAGAGGTATACACAAGGGTCTGACAAAATTGCAAACAGCAATGTGGAATGACCCGGAAGAATGCAAGTATTGTTTAAAACTGGACGCAAGACATTATTATCAGTCAATCAACCACGATCTTCTGAAAGAGAAGTATTCAAGAATGTTCAATGATAATGAACTATTGTGGTTATTGAATGAAATCATTGACAGCATTGAAACAGCAGAGATCGAGGACTTATCAGCAATCTATCTGTTGGAAGAAGATATTGACCCTGAAACTGGTATACCGATAGGAAATTACTTATCACAGTATTCAGGCAACTATTATTTTTCAAGTTTTGATCACTGGATAAAAGAACAGAAGCACGTTAAATACTACTTCCGTTATATGGACGATATAGTTATTTTTGGCAAGACGAAAGAAGAACTGATTGCCTTGAAGAAAGAGATTGATATTTATTTCAGGAATGAACTGAAATTGAATATAAAAGGAAACTGGCAGGTGTTCCCATCTTACATAAGAGGTGTTGACTTCTTAGGGTACAGAACATTTTACAAGTATACATTACTTAGAAAAAGCATCTGTTTGGAAATGGAAAAGAAAATGACCGCTATCAGGAACAAAGTAGAAGCCGGGAACATGATGAACTATTCAGAGTGGTGTTCAATCAATTCTTACAAAGGTTGGTTGAAATATGCTGATACTTTCCGGCTATATCAAAAGTATGTTGTACCGCTGTTACCTTATGCGGATGATTATTATATACGCAACATAAAACCAAACACAAAGAAAGGATTGAATGCAGTATGATTGATTATGGAAAACAGAAAAGCACTGTCAGACCGGAAGAACTGGAACTGACAGAAACAAAAGTATTTGTCAGTTCCAATATCACAGAAGTGAACGAAGATGAAACTGACGGACAGCCGGGATTTACCGGATATGAATTTGACCTTATCGAGTATGACAAGGACGAATACATTAAAATTCAGGCAGAAAAGAATGCTGATCTTGAAAATGAAATTACACAGGCACAGATTGCTATGTGTGAAATCTATGAAATGATGGGATAAGAAAGAAGGTGTGAAGTATGGCAAAGATTTATGCATCACTAATCATTAAAGGTGTTAAAACACTGGACGATGTACCGGACAGACTGAAAGAAGCTGTCAAGGCTATTTTAGAGGGTGATAACTGATGATACGTCAGTTGATCATAAAAATTCTATTCAGAAAGGATGTGCAGACGACTATGGCAATTATCTATGCAACCCTGATCATTAAGGGTAAGAAAACATTTGCTGATGTTCCTGATCGTATCAAGGACAAAGTAAAGGAAGTTTTGGTTGATCTTGATTGTCCTGAATTAGCAGAATAATCAACAGACAAGGAAATTATCACAGGAACAAAAACAACCGCTATATGACCATTATATGAGGTCACAAGCGGTTGTTTTTATGTTCAGAAAGGACAGAGAAAATGAAACAGACTATTTGCAGTGTATTAGGTGTGATTGGTTCAGTGATTGCATCGTTTTTTGGTGGTTGGGATGCAGGACTTGCAACCCTTTTAATTTTTATGGGGCTTGATTATATTTCAGGCTTACTTGTTGCCGGAGTGTTCAAGAACAGTCCGAAAACAGATACAGGTTCACTTGAAAGCAAAGCAGGTTGGAAAGGTCTTTGCAGGAAATGCATGACACTTGTTTTTGTATTAGTCGCATACCGTCTTGATTTGGTTATTGGAACAAATTACATCAGAGATGCAGTTATTATTGCATTTATTGCCAATGAAACAATTTCACTTGTAGAGAATGCCGGACTGATGGGGTTACCGCTACCGGAAGTAATCAGTAAAGCTATTGATATTTTACAGAAAAATACAGGAAGTGGTGAATAATGACAAATCAGGAATTTATTGATCAGATTGCAGTGTACGTTAAAAAGTACGCTGCAATTTTTGGTATATGCGTACACAGTCCAATCATTGCACAGGCAATCTTAGAAAGTGGGTGGGGTAAGTCAAAACTTGCTGCCACCTATCACAACTATTTTGGTCTTAAGTGCGGTACAAAGTGGACTGGTAAGAGTGTGAACATGAACACACAGGAAGAATATGAGCCGGGAGTATTGACAACGATTGCCGATAATTTCAGAGTCTTTGATTCAATGGAAGAAGGGGTTAAGGGTTACTTTGAATTTATACAGTTATCCCGGTATCAGAATCTTAAGGGAATCACAGACCCTAAGACGTATCTTGAAACAATCAAGGCAGATGGTTATGCGACAAGTTCAGCATACGTTCAGAATAACATGAACTTGGTTGAACAGTACGAACTTACAAAGTATGACAATGAAAAGGGTGATAATATGGGTGACAGACAGAAGCCGGGAAACTGGCTTGTACAGTATAAAGGTATTGCAGAAGGTAGTGAACAACACAAAGCTATTCTGAAAGTATTTAACGATTCAGGACTTTGTACAAGATATAAAATGACGGTCAATGATGCTTGGTGTGCAACGTCTGTATCATCAGCTTTTATTGCATCCGGTCTTACTGGCATTTTTCCGTGTGTAGAATGTAGCTGTGAAAATATGATTAACCTTGCAATCAATGCAGGTATTTGGGTTGAAAATGATGCCTATGTACCTGACGTTGGGGATGTTATCCTGTATGATTGGGATGATAACGGTGTTGGAGATTGTACAGGTTGGAGTGATCACGTGGGTATCGTAGTATCATGTGATGGTTCTACGATCAGAGTCATTGAAGGTAACAAGTCAAACACTGTTGGTTATCGTGATATTGCTGTGAACGGTAAATGCATTAGAGGGTTCATCACACCGCATTATGCAGCAGGTGGTTCTACTACACCGCAACCTTCCGGTAAGAAATCAGTTCAGGAAGTAGCCAAAGAAGTATATGCAGGTGAATGGGGTAACAACCCGGAAAGAAAGGAAGCACTGGAAAAAGCCGGGTATGATTATCAGGAAGTTCAGGACGCTGTAAATGCACTGGTAAATGGAAGTACACCGACACCTTCAAAATCTGTACAGGACGTTGCAAAAGAAGTTATCAATGGTCAGTGGGGAAATAATCCTGACCGTCAGAAAAAACTTGAAGCAGCAGGTTACAACTATCAGGAAGTTCAGGACGCTGTAAATGCGATCTTAAAAGGAAATGCTGCAACAGACTTGACCGCTATCGCAAAAGAAGTTATTCTTGGTAAGTGGGGTAATGGTCAAGAACGAATTGACCGCCTGAAAGCAGCAGGTTACAGTCCTACAGCTGTACAGAAAAGGGTCAACGAATTAGTATAACAGATGGTTCAGTGGTGGCATTGCCACCGACTTGCCACCATTGCAGACATACAGCACAAGAACGCACAAGGCTGTAAAGTCTGAACTATTAAAAAATAGCTGATTTTATAGGCTGTTTGAGAATGTACAAAGCTGTACAAGGATTTAAAAACAGAACACTTAACAAACCGTGCACGTGGAGACGGTTGTTTTGCTTTCCAAGGGTGAGGTCGACTCGAAAAAGATTCGGGTTGAGTTCTCTTTAGAAGATATGGATATGTCCGAATTTCAAGATGGGGCAACCTACACGCAGATCAAGGACTATGTACTGGAACATAGCGGATTAAAGGTATCAAACCTGTATATCTCACAGATTAAGCGGAAATGTGGGATTGAGGTTGGTAAGAACTACAATCTGCCGAAGTCCGAAGATTCCAGACAGCCTCTGTGTCCACCGGAAAAAGAGAAAGCAATCCGAGAAGCATTCAAATATTTTGGGATGATATAACATCCCGTAAAATGGAGGTTTCTTATGGATAGATTGATTTCTTGTAAGTTTAACATGGATACCGCTTGTGTGGAACTGAAATTCTTTGATGGTAGTATGATTGCGATTGATACGATTGCGGTTGAGAACGAGGTTGCCGACAATATGTATCAGAGGTCGGAACTGGATTATCTGATTTACAATGACCCGATTGGATATGCTGATTTGATATTGAACGGAGATTCCAAAACCTATTTGAAAAACTGTTACAGAGTATAAATCTGTGGATACGGCGATTGGAGCGATTTGCCTGGCTCACTAAACCTCTAAGCCCATAGTTATTGGCTAAGGCAGATATTCAACTTTAATTTTAGAAAACATAAATAAAGGCTATCCAATCTTTTTGACTGGGTAGCCTTTGAAAGTTTTGCTCTTTCTACTTTTTAAGAATCAATTTATGAATGACCATGCCGATTATCAAACCAAAGGATGATACTGCCAAATACCAAAGCGAATGTATCAATGCTGTCTCGTTATAGTATATAAACACAGATGGCACAAATGTAATTGCTATGATTATTGGATACAAGTACTTTACTTTCAGATTTGAAATGCTGCCAATTAGAATTGAAAGCAATAATGTTGCTAAAATAAGCAAAACTATCATTCCCATAACGTCTGTTGGTCCTGCAAATAATGGAAATACATAAAACATAAATAATTGAATTAAGAGTATTAGTATCTCCTTCAAGTATTTCTTCATAATCAAAACACCTCCGTTCATATAAACTCTTTTTTATTTCATTTTGCAAAGATTATCTTGATTTGCAGTTTGTCATTGTTGTAGATTGCTCCAATACTTCCGCCCATACGCTCAATCAGCAGCTTGGCGATGGACAATCCCAAACCGGTTGAATTGCGACTGGCTTCTACTGTATAGAAACGGTCAAACAATCTGCCGACCGTCACATAATTCAGATTGTGCGCCGTGTTGCTGAATGTAACACAGCCGTTCTTATCCATGACTACGGACAGATCGCCGTCAGAGTATTTCAGCGCATTGCTGATAATGTTGGAAAAGATACGGTTGACCGCACCTGCATCCAGTTCACGGAAAACCGGTTCCTCCGGCAATTCGATTTCCGGTTGGATGCCTTTTTCCTGCATGACCGCATAGAAAGACAGCAGACTTTCCTCCAATGCCCGGACAACATCCATACGTTCTGGTTTCAGTTCCTGAAAAGAAGTAACCACACTATATCTGAATAGTTCTTCGGTTAGATTTTTTAAAACATCTGTTCTGTTTTGGATTTGAGAAAGATAGCAGTGTACCGTTTCGCTTTTTTCCTCTCGTTCCAATAGGTCAAGATAACCGTTTATCGCCGTAAGCGGAGTTCTCAGGTCATGGGAAATATTGGTGATAGCTTCTTTCAGTTCCAGATCGCCCTGTTGGTAACGATGGCGTTCCTTGCGGAGCAATCGAAGCTGGATATTAATCTCCGAAGCCAGTTTTCTCAGATGAGGGTCGCTGGAAGAAATATCAATCAGAGTGTTTGTGTCGGAGGAAAGACGTTCCTGGAATTCTGTATGAATTTCATCAATACTTTTTTCTATAAAAATAATCTTTGTGATTAGAAAAAATACAACAATTAGCAAAATACAACACAAAATCCAAGGGAACATCTTTCTACCTCCTTACTTTAGGTTCTTTTTCTTAAAGGAACGACTTCCTATAAGAGATGTTGAAAAAATTACAAACGCAGAGCACAATGGAAGAAAAATCAGGTGTTCCACCCCTTCTTCGCAAAGAATTACACCTTGTCCTCCAGGTGTCAGACAGATAAGAAATTCCAGCAGGATACGAAATGTTCCACCGATGAATTTGATATTTTGGGGATGCCATCGCACAGTTGGGTCTGTATCACTCCACATCCATCCATCCAATAACTCTGGTTCTGCAAAACGATCATAAAGGAGCATCCCGATTATGACCATTGCAGCTACAGCTCCCAGACAAAGAAGTGTCGCTGAGTTTTTGTTCTCCGCCAGACTTGCCAACAGACAACATACGCTGGAGAGTGCAACGACCATCAAAAGGCTTGAAAAAATATAAAATGCCATCTCTCCCAAAGAGAGGTTCAGGCTTGCCGTACCCAGTAGCGGAATACCCAGCATCCCATTAACTATCAACCAGATTAGTGCAGTACTCAGTCCAGCACATATGGTCAGGAGAAGATTGGAAAAATAAACTTCTTCACGAGTGTGTCCGCAGATTAGTTTATTGCGCAGAGTTCCATATTCATAGTCTGTTCCCCACAAATATGCGGCAAATACGGCGATAAATGGTCCCATCAGGGGTGAATATCCAAAAAAACGGGCGACCAGCTTATAGATGTATGCATTAGTCAAATTCGTCTGGAAGTAACCGTTGAGGATGATGAATGCGGAAAGCAATACAGCAATCACTAATTCTATTCGAATCATTTTTTTATTCTCTGTACGGTAAAAGGCTGCTCGAAAAAGTTTACGCATTATTATCACCTCCAACCAGAGAGATGTAATAACTCTCCAAACTTTCATCTTTTTCCTGCATAGACAGCACTTCGCAGTTTTCCTTTGCCAGTACAACGGTCAGCTGTGTCACATTGATCTTTGCGAACACATCGGCTGTTGTTGCGGAGATAATTTTATATTCCAGATTCATGGAATCCAGCACACGAGCCAGAGTAGAAGTATCGGTCACTTCCATGCGGACACACTTGCGGCAAACTGTGTCCAGTTCTTCTGCACTCAGTTCCTTCACCATGCGACCATTATCAATGATACCGTAATGAGTAGCCAGACGGGAAAGTTCATCCAGAATGTGACTGGAAATAAGAACTGTAATCTGTTTTTCTCGGTTCAACTTCAAAATCAGTTCTCGCATTTCCACAATACCCTGAGGGTCGAGACCATTTACAGGCTCATCAAGAACAAGAAAGTCGGGATCACCGGCTAATGCGATAGCGATGCCCAGACGCTGCTTCATACCGAGGGAGAAGTTCTTCGCTTTTTTCTCTCCCGTGTTGTCGAGACCTACCAGCTTCAACAATTCCTGAATACAATCAAATGATGGCAGACCAAGAATGAGATACTGGTGCTTCAGATTTTCCTCCGCAGTCATATCCATGTAGATGGACGGTGTTTCCACCACAGCACCCATGCGACGGCGGGATTTGATAATATCCTTGCTGTCATTGCGGATGCCGTACAGAGAAAAGCTACCGGAAGTCGGTTCCTGCAATCCGCAGATCAAGCGGATCAGGGTTGTCTTACCAGCGCCGTTCTTTCCCACAAAGCCATAGATGGAACCTTTGGGAACATTCATAGTAAGACCATTCAATGCCTGAAAGTTTTTATACTTTTTTGTCAGGCTGTTTGTTTGCAAAATATAGTTCATATTGTATTACCTCCTTTGCTGACCTAAGTTTACAAAACAAAAGTCAAGAAAGTGGTCAAGAAAAACGTCAAGATTTGGTCAAGATTTTTTGTTCTGCCAATTTGAAACCAATTCCCCAGACTGTTTCGATATAGTCTACACCGCTGACATCCTGCATCTTTTTACGAAGATTGCTGATGTGCTGCTTCAAAGAACGCTCGGTGCAGTCGGGTGTGTCCAGACTGATTCTGTCAAGCAGGACACTCTTTGAAATTACCTGTTTGGGATTTTCCATCAGCAGTTTTAAGATGGCATACTCCGTTCGGGTCAGCTTCACAGGCTGCTCCTGTACTGTCAGAGAAAGGGAAACCATATCCAAAACCAAATCGCCAACGGAAAGAGATTTGGTTTCGCCATGTTGTTCTGCCTTGCGGAGCTGAACAGTGATACGGGCAAGAAGCTCCTTTGTATCAAAAGGCTTGGTCATGTAATCTGCCGCACCGCCCAGCAGAAGATTTACCTTGTCTTGCACATCTACTTTTGCGCTGAGAACGATAACAGGAATGTTCTCAATGTGGGGCAGAACTTCCTCGCCAGACAATCCCGGCAACATCAGATCCAGCAGCACCAAATCGGGCTTGTTTTGTGAAAGAAGATATAACGCTTCTGTGCCGGAGTATGCACGAAGAACAGAATAGCCCTCTTGCACCAGCACTTCTCTCAGCATATCTCCAATATGAATATCATCATCTATGATTGCGATTGTTTTCATTCTCGTTCCTCGTCAATTTCCTTTTATAGTTCAAACGCTACTATCGTTTCCTTTGGCAACTTCTCGTTTTCGCAGTTTAGAAGGTAGGCTATTGCCTTGTTCGCAAAGCGGTTTGTTTTCATTGTATCCCAATCGGCAAGTCGGACTATTTCTGATGTGCCGTTCTCAAAATCAAATGAAATCTGGCCCCATTCGCCGTCGCAGTCTGCTTGGTATTCGTAGATTGCGGTGGCGATTTTCTTTTTTCGTTTGGTCTTGGATTTCTGTTTCAAGCGGACAGCATGGATTGCGCCCTCGGCAACCAACAATTCTGTCAGTTTGTCCACTGCTCTGCGGTAGGCTCGCTCCGCACCGCTGGCAGTGCTGCCCTCAAACATTACAGCCAGTTCCTCAAAGGTGGGACGGCCTTTCCATGAGCCGACATGCCCGCAGGTCATGCAGATTGCCAGCCGCTTTTCAAGCAAGGTCTGTTCCCGGTAGTTCAGCTTATCAAAAGCTCGCTGCACCTTTTCTGCCTGTATGCCGTTCCAGAGGATGTCGGAGTAGTTCCAAGTATCATCAAGAGCAACATCTTCGCCCGTTTCCTCGCCGTCCTCATCTGTCACATAGAATGGTTGCTGATTGCGGATACCTCGAACAACTCTCAGATATTCTTCCGCAAGGACAAAGTCACAGTTATACTTTTTGGAAAACTCGCTGACCGCATCCTTGGTGTTATGGTACAGCCAAGCCATTGACCGCACCATTTTATAATTGGTCAGAGAGGATACCGACCATTTTTCTTCGCCCATGCGGAAGCGGAGCATAGCATCCCGGATGAACGGGAAAATGTATGTAGCATACTCCGCACCCTTGGCAGGATCATAGTCCATCAGCTTTTGGAGCATTTGTTCCCTGCAGGAGAGCTTTATATCTATAAAACGGTCTGTATCGTACAGATCGCCGCCATCCACACCCCAAAAGCCTTTGATGCGCTTATTGAGCTGTGGCTCATAATGGTGGAGGAAGAACGAGAAATATATCAAATTCTTTTCCCGCAAGGCAGACAGGATATATTCATTCAGACTGCCCACCGCTGGCGGCTCCGGTTCCAGTTGGAAGATGCGCTCTGCCATATAGGGAATGATACCATCACCGTGCGGATTGACAGCGTATTTTGGTATGTATCCGGTCATATTCCATGTAAAATCACTTAGCATAGCGCACCTCCTTTCAACGTCCAATTTCAAATTTATTTCTTTTTCTTACTCGCAAAAATTGCAATTATACAGAAAACCAAGAAAAACAAAAATCCTATTTTCATTGACTGTTCCTCCTAACAAATTCAAATGCACTTTTGGGCTTCTTTCTTCAAAGCAACCTGTTCCATTTCTTTCTCATAAGTTCCCTTGGCATAAGCGACATTACTTTTTGCCCGGAGCATCTTATCTTTCGCCAGTTTCTTCATAACCTCTGCTAAATCCTCATCCAGTTTGCCACGCTTGATATAGCGGTTTATGGTATTCAGCCGCTTTTCGTATATCTGGATAACAGGATGATCGTCTGCAAGCTCCCGTTGTTCTCTGCCTTTCAGATTGCCGATCTGTCGGCAGGTGCGGTGTAGCTTGTCCCCCGGCGCATAGCCGCCGCAGTATTTGGTGTGCCTTGCGTTGGTTGTCAGAAACCATTTGCCGCAAATTTTACATTTCTTCGGTGCATGACCGACACACAAGCCCTCAAAGAGATCAGACCGGAACATCCCCACAAAGGATACATAATGGATTCGCTTGACGAGCTTTGCAACTTTTTCGCCGGGACGGATGACCGATACATACTGAACGGAATTGTTCAGGGTAGACATCCAGGCATTGCCCTCCGTGATAGAGAACTCCGGCGGGAAATAGCTGCCGAACATTCTGGCGAAGCCCTCTGCGGTACGGTCTGCTTCATTTCCGTCTGATTTTTCCGCAAAATCAAGCATTGCGGTTTGGTATTCCCCAAGGGAGTATGCCAGATGCCCGAATACAGCAGTATATCGTTGGAGCATCATTGCATCGGCATAGTTCGGGATTTCTTCAAACTGCAAGGAATTAGTTGCGGCTTTTATGGCAAACTCCATATATTTCAGCGCATTGTCCGCAGTAAAGACTTTTTCAATCCGTTCTCTATGTTTTGGAATATTCATATTGGAGAACGGCGGCGTTTCGCTGAGAATATCCACCATTGTCAGCACAGCTTCCTTTGCCATAGGAAAGAGTGCGGAAGCATCCTGTCCGGCGTTTAACATTCCAAGCAGTAGATTGATTTTCTCGCATTGCTCGTTCATTCTTGCGAGGGTATCCGCAGGAACATTCAGCGCATCACAGGCAAGAGTACCGATAGGAAATATTTTGCCCTCATATATGACCGTATCCTGCCAAAAATCCAATGTCATCAGTTCTTGATTCATGCTTGCCCTCCTGTCCTGTTTTTTCACTTTTCTAATTATACCATGCAAATGTGAAGAAATCTACATCATCAGATAAGTTGTCCTGTTTTTTGAAATGAGGTTGTCCTGCTTTTAGCCTGCTTTTTTTCAAATCCGTCATAACCATAGTAGAAAGGGCGAAGCACCTGCCAATCACGGCGGGTGCTTCGTGCTTTCCAGACTATTATGAACGGAGGTTTTTCTATGACAATCTATGAAAACATCAAGGCGGCGATCAGCGTGAAGCAAGCTGCCGAGCACTATGGGCTGAAAGTCAACCGCAGCGGTATGACTTGCTGCCCATTCCACAATGACCGGCATCCGAGCTTGAAGCTGAATGAAGATTATTTCTTCTGCTTCGGTTGCGGAGCCAAGGGAGACGTGATCGACCTTGTGGCAAAGCTGTTCAATCTGAGTAACCATGAAGCAGTGCAAAAGCTGGCTGCGGACTTTGGGCTTGACCCGAAACCGCCCACTGCCGCAGCTATGGTCAAGCCAAAGCGTCCCTATATCCGTCAGTTCCGGGAGGATGAAATGCTGTGTTTCCGGGTGCTGACGGATTATCTGCATCTGTTGGAGGATTGGAAAGTGCGCTATGCACCAAAGACACCGGACGAGCCTTATGATGACCGTTTTGTGGAAGCCTGCCAGATGCACTGCCATATCGAATATATGGCAGATGTGCTGACCGTGGGCGAATTGGAACAGCGTGTAGCTGTTGTGGACAAACTGATGAAGGACGGGTATATCGACTTTCTGAAAGAGTACACTGCACGAAAGAAAAAGGAGGTGGCACACCATGGCGAAGAACCGGAAAACGCCTGATATGAATTTGCCTGTCTGGTTTGATGGGCAGAATATCAATGAAGCTCTGTTTTGTGAAGAATTTCTGCAAGAGAGCAGAATCATCTTTGCAAACAGGGCTTTCTTTACGCCCAATGGACGGGTAACGGATGATATTGTCCTGCGGGGCGAGGTCTACGAAAAGCTGAAAAGCTACACCATCAGCAGCGTACCGCAGAAGATCAAAAACATCATGGAATTGCTGAAACTGGAAGCCATGGTTGAGGATCTTCCTCCCCAGCCTGACCGCATCCATGTTGCCAACGGAACGCTCATGCTGGATGGAAGATTTATCGAGGGGAAAAAGGAAATCGTACAGAGCCGCTTGCCTGTTTCCTACAATCCAAACGCTGCTGCACCTGCTCTGTGGCTGAACTTTTTGGACGGTTTGCTCTATGAAGAAGATATTCCCACCTTGCAGGAGTTTATCGGCTACTGCCTGATTCCCTCCAACAAGGGGCAGCGCATGATGGTGATTAAGGGCAACGGCGGCGAGGGCAAATCTCAAATCGGTGCAGTGCTGTCCACCATATTCGGCACGAATATGAAAGACGGCAGTATCGGTAAAATTTCCGAAAACCGCTTCGCCCGTGCCGATCTGGAACACATCCTGCTGTGCGTGGATGATGATATGCGGATGGAAGCTCTGCGCCAGACCAACTATGTAAAATCCATTGTAACCGCACAGGGCAAGATGGATTTGGAACGCAAAGGTAAACAGAGCTATCAGGGCTGGATGTTCGCCCGGTTGATGGCATTCAGCAATGGCGATCTGCAAGCCCTGTATGACCGTAGCGATGGTTTTTACCGTAGACAGCTTGTGCTGACTACCAAGGAAAAGCCCGTGGACAGAGCCGATGATCCCGATCTTGCAGAGAAGATGAAAGCCGAAGCCGAGGGGATTTTCCTCTGGGCATTTGAAGGCTTGCAGCGGCTTGTTGCCAACAACTTTAAGTTTACGGAGAGCGACCGCATCCGTGAAAACCGGGAAGCGGTCAAGCGTGACAATAACAACATTTTTGACTTCATGGATTCCGAGGGATATATCCGGCGCAAGGCGGATGCGTCCATCAGTTCCAAGGACTTTTACGCTATCTATCGCCTGTGGTGTGAGGAAAACTCCCTTGCCCCTCTGAAATCCCGCAGCTTCAGCGATGCCATGGTTGCCAATGCAAAGAAATTTAATTTGGAGCATTGCAACAACATCACCAACTCAGCCGGACGGCGGGTATGGGGATTTATGGGTGTGGAAGCTGTGGCACGACCTAATATAAACGGGTTTTACGACGTTTCGCCATGTACGTACGTACCGGAGGAATGGCAGGACTGATTCCTGTCTTTCGTTTTCTGTATGTATGTACACAGCGTTTTACCTGTTTTCCTTTTTTATAGGAATAATCAGCTGTCAGAACTGACCTGTTTTCGGGCATTGAAAATCAATGGTAATGGAAACAGCAAAGTTCTTGACCGCAGGACGAAACCATTTCACCAAATCGTGCTTCTCCAAACCATGCACCCAGTTTACGAAACAATGGGTGTTTTCACTGTTTCAGACAAAATCCCACGGAACAGCAAAGTGGGATATATGCCTGTATGGACAGAGTATCGCACTCACAAAATGAAAGCGATTTTGGAGAAAGCAGATTTTTCACTGTTCGGTGCATCTGCTCCGCTTTGGGGAGTAGCCTTTGCACCGAATTGTAAATCAAAAATATGGAGGAATTTACAATATGAATGTACGCAACGAAATCAAGGCACAGATCATCCGTGCCGGAATGACTATGCAGGAAGTAGTTGACCTGCTCTCGGACGAGTACGGTTGGAGCGACAGCGTTTCCAACCTGTCCGCAAAATTACAGTGGGAAAGCATCCGATACAAGGAAGTATTGGAGCTTGCCGATGTGCTGGGATACGACATCGTATGGCAGCAAAGACGGGAGAAGTGATGCCCCGGCAACATCCCCTCGTAGTTCCCGTCCCCATAGGCACACCGCAGTGCTGTCTATGGATGGCAGTGAAAGATACGCTTTTCGCTGCCGCCGTCTGCAAAGAGAAGTTCACCGGAACAGCTTCATGCAGACGGGCTGACCATGGGAAAAGTTGCAGACATTTTCGCATTGGTCAGCAGAGGTTGCCGCAGCAACCGCACTCCCCCTCGGGAGAGCCCTCGGAGAGCCCACGGCACTTTGCAGCCAGTATGGATGAAAGTGTTATAGTGGGTTATTACACTTTGAAAAAGTGCCTCTCCGCAGCTCCCCGCTGTCTGCAAATTTTAAGGAAAGGACAAAAAATCTATGGCAAGAAATGATGGAATAGACCGCACCGTAGCCCGGAATCAGGACTTACCGACACCGGACGATGTGGCAAAAATACAGGAACACAATGAGCGAGAAAAGGACAGTTACAGCAATCAAGACATTGTGCCGGAACGCACTCCGCTGAATGTTCACTTCAAGACTCCCACCGATGATTATGTGAAAATGTTTGAGCAAATGGAACAGGATGGCGTGATCTCCACCAGAGGTCTGAAACCGGATGCCATCAAATACGGCGAGTTGGTTTTTGATGTGAACTCCGCTTATTTCTACAACCACGGCGGCTATGAATTTGCAAAACAGTTTTATGCTGATGCCTATAAAGCCGCCGTGGAGATCGTAGGCGGTGAGCAGTATATCCTCTCTGCTGTGATGCACGCCGATGAGCACAACCGGGCAATGTCCGAAGCTCTTGGCGAGGATGTGTACCACTATCACCTCCATGTGGTTTATATTCCGGTAGTGGAAAAGCAGATCCTTTGGTCGAAGCGATGTAAGGATGAAGCTCTCCGGGGAACGGTAAAGGAAACGATCACACAAGTCAGCCGAAGTAAGAAATGGGACTCCAAACCGGTGCTTGACGAGGACGGAAATCCCAAGCTCAATGAAAAAGGAAAAAAGATTTTAAGGTCATCCTACAGCGTGTTGCAGGATGACTTTTTTAATTTCATGCGTGCTGCCGGATATACCGATGTGGAGCGTGGAGAGCGTGGCAGCACCGAGGAACATCTGACGGTGACACAGTTTAAGGTGCAGGCGGAACAGCAGCGTTTGGAAGCTGTGACAGGACAGGTGGCACAGGCAGAACAGAGTTTGGAGGATGCTAAAGCTGCTACGGAAAAGCAGAAAAAGAAACTGGAAGCTCTGCAAAAGGAAACCAAGGCAGCAAAGGCCATTGCACTTACGGTGCAGGATATTGAAGCGATGGGCAAGAAAGCCACGTTCGGAAACAATATCACGCTGACACCGGATGAATGCGACACGTTGAAACGCTATGCCACCAACGGCATTCTCTTTCATGCAGAGAATGAGCGATTGAAAGGGAAACTGGAATCTGCTCAAAAGTCTGCATCCATTTGGAAGCAGCGATGTGAAGAAGCGAATAAAAAATATCAAGAGTTGAAGCAAAAAGCCCAGCCTTTCCTGGATGCACTGGAAATTGCATCCGAAAAGGTTCGGGCTTTTATCAATTCCATCCTCGCCAGAGGAAAGGAAACACAGGAACACAAAGCACCTGCCCGTAAGCGTGGACAGGACATGGAAATTTGATGGAGGTAACTGCCTATTGAAGAAATATTATGAGGATGCAAAATATAATGCGGCATTTGTCCGCTGTGTGGATGTTATGAGCCAGATGCTCCAGAAATATGGACATCAGGTTTTGGATAAATTGGAACAGGATGCCCCTCAGAAAGTGGAGCATTCCAAGGAAAGTAATCAAGCACAGCCTTTGACGAATAAGGCTGCGTAAAAATTTACAATTTACACGTTGCGTATTCACTGCGGCTATGCTATAATGATTACGCAACGTGTATTTTTGTTTTTTATGGAGAAAAGACAGATGGATTGTAAGAACAGAATTATCAAGTTGCGGGAAAGCACAGGACTGAACCGGAAAGATTTTTGCAAGCTCGTCCATATCCCTTACCGGACTATGACCGAGTGGGAATTGGACAACCGCCATGCACCGGATTATGTGCTGTGGCTTTTGGAGTATTATATCCGCAACGAGGGACTTATGGTAAAGGAAATGAATGAGGGAGGTGGAGATTCTGAAAAAGAAACAACTTAAATGCTATATTTATACAAGAGTGTCCACCTCTATGCAGGTTGACGGGTACAGCTTGGATGCCCAGCGTGACAAGCTGAGGAAGTATGCGGCATACGAAGATATGGTTATTGCCGGGGAGTATTCTGACGAGGGATTTTCCGGAAAGAATATCCAAGGGCGGCAGGACTTCCAACGGATGCTGAATGACATCCAGGACTGCAAGGACGGCGTTTCCTATGTGCTGGTCTTTAAGCTGTCCCGATTCGGCAGAAATGCGGCGGATGTTCTGAACTCTTTGCAGCTCATGCAGGATTTCGGTGTCAATCTGATCTGCGTGGAGGATGGCATCGACAGTTCAAAGGATGCCGGAAAGCTGATGATTTCCGTGCTGTCTGCGGTGGCAGAAATAGAGCGAGAGAATATCCGCACCCAGACAATGGCAGGACGTGAGCAAAAGGCTCGTGAGGGCAAGTGGAACGGTGGTTTCGCTCCTTATGGCTACAAACTGGAAAACGGAGATTTGGTCATTGCGGAGGATGAAGTGGAAGTAATCCGTGTCATTTATGACCGCTACATTCACACCAACGAGGGCGTTGCCGGGGTTGCTAAATATCTGAACCGCAACGGCTTTATCAAGAAACTGCGGCAGAACAATACCATTCCCGGATTTTCAAGGAACTTCGTGCAGGATGTATTGGACAATCCCGTTTACATGGGAAAGATCGCCTATGGCAGACGCAGGACGGAAAAGAAGCAAGGCACAAGAAATGAGATGCACGTAGTTGAGCAGTCGGAGTTCCCGATTTATGAGGGACAGCACGAAGCCATCATTTCGGAAGAAGATTGGTATCTGGCACAGGAAAAGCGTAAGATCAATTCCTTTAAGCGGGAAAAGGTCAACAATCCAGATCATGCACACATCCTGTCCGGCATTCTGAAATGCCCATGCTGCGGAAAGAGTATGTACGGCAATATCGCCAGGGCTCACAGCAAGGACAAGAAAACGAGGTATTATTACTACTGCAAAAACACGGTAACACCTACCGGACATGAGTGCAGCTTCCGACTGAATATCGAGCAGACGGAGATCAACAAGTTTGTGGCTAAGATTATATCCGCTATGGTCAACAATCCCCGGTTTGTAGAAGCGATTCAGGCGAAAATCGGCTCGGCTGTTGATACAGAGGATATGGAAAAGCAGATCGCCGTCCTGCAAGGACAGTTGAAGCAAGCCTTTGGAACGAAAAGCCGCTTGGAGCGTCAGATGGACACCTTGGACATCAACGATGCCCACTATGACAGAAAGATTTTGGACTTGCAGCGCCGCTATGATGAGCAGTATGATACAATAGAGGATATCGAAGTTCAGATTGGCGAATTGCAAGGTCAAATCCGCAGCATTCAGCAGGAGAAAATCTCCGGTAACAATATCTATCGGCTCTTACTGGCATTTGATGAAGTCTACCATTCCGCAACAGAAGCGGAACAGAAAGAGTTTATGAAAGCCTTTATCGAGCGAATTGAGATGTTCCCGGAGAAAAGGAAAGACGGAAGCTGGATAAGAAAGATTGTGTTCAACTTCCCTGTGCCTGTTGATGGCGAGGAAGTGAAAGAACTTCCCTTGGAAACTGAAACAACTGTCGAGACAGTCTGTTTGCTGTCAAGAAAATAAAATCAAGTGCTGAAAAGCGGCATATTTCCGGGCTTTTTGTAAGGTTGGTATCATCGTAAGAAGCCTTGCAGAAAGTTCGGTTTTATTGTATGGAAACATATCTACTTTTGGGTCTGATTGGAGAGAATTTGAGTAGCCGGAGAATAGCGGTAGGGTTTAGGCTGTGGATTAGATGTCAGAGGTTGTGGCACTAGAGCGTGTCTGAAAAACATTTTAAATTGTTTATTTTAACCAAATTAATATTGAGGCGATACAAATAAATCCCAAGTAGGTTGCAGCTAATTTGTCATAACGTGTAGCGATTCGTCGGAATGCTTTTAATTTCAGAAAATACTTTTCTACTAAATGGCGTTCTTTGTATAACCACCAATCACAATGACGTTCAAATTTAGCTCCTTTTCGGGATGGAATGGTTGGCTCTCCACCGCGGGCGTACACATAATCAAGTAATTTATTACTGTCATATCCTCGGTCAGCTAACACATTGCTTCCGTTTATTTCAATTTGATCGAGCAAAGGGATTGCATAATTGATATCATTACGCTGTCCCTCACTGATCATTAAATAAACTGGATATCCATAGGCATCTACCGCTGCATGGATTTTGGTGCGGGCTCCTCCACGGCTATGCCCGATTTCATTTGAAGGCCCCCTTTTTTTGCACCGGCACTATGCTGGTGCGCCTGGATAATAGAAGCATCAATGGATAATTCTTCCAATTCTGCTTCAAGACTTAAAATACGGAAAATATTATCAAGGATACCATCATCGATCCATTTTCGGAATCGGCTATAGACAGTTTCCCATGAACCATAACGTTCAGGAAGATCACGCCAAGGTGCCCCACTACGTGCAAGCCATACAATTCCATTCATAATGATACGATTGTCTTTTCTTGGACGTCCTTGTTTTCCAGTATTTTCAGGAGGTAATAAAGGTTCAATGTGAAACCATTCTTCATCAGTCAACTCATATCGTCTCAACATAGTGAACACCCCTTTTTCTTTATTTTATCATGAAAAAGGGAAAAAAAACATGCGTTTTGTGCAATTTTTATTTTTCAAACACGCTCTAGGATTGTTGTCAGAGCCGACCGCAGTTTAAGCCACTCGATACTAAGGGGCAGACTTGGCAGTGGAATAGATGATATGGAAGGAGGAAGATACCGTTGGGGAGAGAAAAGAAAAAAAGAGTAGCAAAAAGAAGAAAGCGTATGTTTAACAGAAACTCTATAAGAGCAAAAATGGGGAAACCTGTATTTTTCACTTTGACTCACTGCAATAAAAAGATGAGTGGTATCTCGAATAAATACAATTATAAAGCGAATATGCATAAGCTTTGCTTTGTAAGTGCACGTTTTTATAATGTAAAGTATCAGGCCTCTATTATGACTGATTGTAATTATCGAGATGCAAATATCATTGGAGTGGATTATTTCAATTGCAACATGCGTGAAACATCATTTAAAAATGCACGATTAAAGAATGTAGTATTTTTTAATTGTAATCTCAAAGGCGTGGATTTTGCAGGAGCTCAATTTGATGATGTTACATTTATTAGTACAAATCTGCAGGAGCCAAAAAACCTTAATCTTGATAATCCGGGAATCAGAATTTTACGTACTTATAGGACGATTAATATTGATAGATTAGTTGAGGACAGATTATTAGTATTGGCGAAGAATAAGTCGATATTTAATGCTAAGGTACTTCATGTGAATAAGAATAAATTAAATCAATGGACGATTGGCTTAATTTATGACAAGTATGGTATCGATGGAATAGACACACTTAGTCGGATTCTATGCAAGAAAGAAAAGTGGAATAATATGTACACTGTCTTTTCGTATATGTTGCTAATTGAAAATTGGAATAAAAAATGATATAATAATTAAGTCCTGCTCCGGAACCAGTGATGGTGTATGCTAACTTGTATAAATGAGGACACATAACATTAGCAAGTATTCGAGGAGGGATGTCTATGATTAGTAATATCTTAACGGTTTTATCTTTTGTTGTATTATTGTTGAGCTCTATAATTGATTGTAACTTCCTATCCCGATTACTCGGGGTTTCGAGCAAATAATAAGTATTTTCACCCTCTTAGGCAGTTTTGTCTCGGAGGGATTTTTTTTACAAATAATTCACAAAAAAGTATTGCTTTGCCCTCGGGGCAATGTTTTATAATGGATTGTGTCAGGAGGTGGTGTAGTGGGATACAAAGTTAAATGGGTAGAAGACCATCTTGGAATTTCGCGTAAGGCATTACGTAACTATGAAAGACTTGGTTTAATGCCACCAAATAAAGGTGGAAAATATCGAGATTATTCGGATGAAGATATTGACCGTATATGGAGTATAAAACTTCTTCAAGGTGTGGGGTACTCGTTAGCAGAAATTCGCGAGCTCATGGATAATCCAGAAGCAGATTTTTATAAATCAATCTCAGAAAAAGTTGTTGAGCTTGAAAAAAAACGAGATGACATTACAAATTTCATAGAATTTGCGAAAACCATCAAGCTTACAGGTCGAGTTCCAACCACTAAAGAAGTGGGTGGCATTAGGTATTCCGAGTTCATGGAGTATTCAAGGGAAAATTGGAACTTTAATATTGAACCAAAAGCGGCTTCCTATTTAGATGCAATGGAATTAACACAGAATGTTAATGAACAGGAACTTTCTGAAATTGATATTGACAGATTAGAGTCTCTTGCAAATTTGATGGGGGATTATAAGAAAATGCAATACACATATACGATAAATGCCTACTATCAAATATTATCAAGAATGAAGTCACTTGACTTTAACAGTGAAGCAGTACAGGCTGTGGTTGAACAGTTGTTCTGTTTTCTTTCAGAGTGTGATACAGCTAAGGAAATTGGAGAAAAATACACACCTGTTTTCTTTTCAAAATTTACAGCACCATTTTTCTTAGAGGGAAGTGATATTGGAGAAATAAACATTGCTACATATGGAAGAGAAGGGGCTGAATTTATTGCAAGGGCTATAGCTTTCTTTGGAGGCTTTGATTCTCTAGATGATTTATACGAACTGTAAGGAATGGAGGAAAAGAAATGCTTGTTTTAGAAATTAACAAAATTTTGAATTGCTGTCAAATTACTTCCGGAGGCAGAACATATACTTGTCCGACGAAGCTGATTGACGGAAAGTTGGTTTTTCATTTCAAGAAAGAATGGCATAGTGTGGCAGAGTTTGTTTCTGACCATGCGGAGGAACTTGTTTCAGAAGGCGGTAAGATTTTCTCTCGCCCATTCAAAAAGTAGGAGGTAATTGTTATGAGATGTGCAAATTGTGGAAATGAAGATGAGAATACTCTATGGGACGAGGGAGGTACAATTTATTGTTCTCGCTGTACTCATAGAACGAGAACCTCTGATGGAGAAGAGGACTTGGTTGAATGCCCTCATTGTCATGAGATGAGAGATAGCAAGGCATATTATTGCAGACATTGTAATATGCCGTTCTAACAGAGGAAGGTGAAAAAATGACCAGAGATGAACTTAAAGAACAGATTGATGAGTTGATGAGAGAGTATGCTGATGAAGAAATTGATGGTGATACATACTCACAAAGAATGAAGGAGTTAACCACAACAGCTCAGAATGAAAACGATGATTGATGAGAAAGGAGGTGCGAATTATGCAGATGTGCGATTCCTGCTGGGCCAGAGATGCCATGATAGTGATAAGAACTTCGCCTTTGGCATCCATTGTGTTAATAGATTCCTTTTCAAACAGAACCGGTATGTTCATGTCCTTGAGTTGCCTTATGTATTTCAGGCAGTCCAGTGTGTTTCTGGCAAAACGGCTGATGGACTTGGTAATGATCATATCAATGTTGCCACACTAAAAAAGTTACTGATTGAGCATCGGGAAGCAGGGAACCTTGTACTCTTTTCAGCCCATAACCTTGATTTGGTTGCGAATTTCTGCGACGATGTAGTTTTTATCGACAAACGGAGAAAAATTTTTCAACTTGAAAATCCACGGGATTTTGCTCAACTGGAAAATGCGTTTTTCCAAAATTGTGTTTGAAAGTAAATAACTAATTATCTGCCGGACGACGGCAAAAGAAAAAAGCCGTCGTTCAGCAGGCAATCGTCATGCCTTAAACACACCTACGGCGGCTTTGACAAAATCAAGGCCGCCGTTCTTTCTGCCCTTATGAGAATGACGCCCTGACGCTTGCTGGATCGGGGCTCACGGAGGGAGTCGCCATGAAGCAAAGAGCGTTTCGACAGAATACGACGGAGTATGCACCGTTAAAAAAAGCCCGTCCCCGGCAGCGGGGACAAGCGACCATGAGTATGTACTATCTACAATCTGTTTCACAAAAAGTTCTTCCCGTTCTCTTGTTTCCAGATAAGGATCAGCCTGTGTGCGGTAGTAGCGGTCAAAATAATCTACCAGTGCAAGAGAGATTACCTGACTGTAAGATTTAAAATCCTGCCTGTCCATCGTCTGTAAATATTCCCAGGCTCTCCGTTGCTGTTCTTTGTCCAGATTAAAGCGCAGGTTTGTGTTGCGGATATTGTTCTGCATGGTTTATCCCCTCCTTTTCAGGCTCATATAAGCCAGAGATTCATAACCTTTGGCGGTGGCGCAGATGTCATCAATGATGGTGACTCGTAATTTGTCATACGTTCCGAAGTTACGGATCAGACATCCACCGCCGCCAACTACATACAGGCGCATTAGGTCAGGATTGTATTCATATTTGCGGAGTGTGGAAAAAAGTTCTGCCACATACTGTCTGGCAATAGAACTGATACAATCCATATATGGTGCTGAAATGTCAGCTGTTCCAAACCGCAGAATCTGTTCTACTGTAGATTCTTCAATCTTCACTCCAAATTTGTCCAGAACAGCGTTCTTTGCAGCAATCATGCATTGGTTTACACCAAGTTTTTCTGTCCAGCATCGGCTTTCTTGTGCTTTCTTATTGTTGATATACAGAATGTTCATGGTTCCGTTTCCGATATCTGCAAGGAGATTAGTTCCCTTGAAATTTCCAAGGTGGTTTACAATAGCCGGATATCCCTGTGGGTAAAGGCTACATCCCACAAAGCGGAGATGATATTCTTTGCCGTTGAAACGGTAATGGACTTCTGGATTCTGGAGCAGATAGGAACGAAAAGCTTCTCTTTGATTTCTGATCCATGTCAGAGGAAGTCCGGCAGCCAGATGAACATCTGCTTCACGGATGGAAAAGACATTCAGTTCCCTTGCAATAGCCATTAGCGTCAGAAGATAATATTCTTCGTCCATAGCTTTATCCGGGATAAATTCTTTGTGTCCTTCGCCAATCCGGTAGTAAATGCCGTTATATTCCAGAATATTTCCGGTGAAGATTGGTTCTGTTTCATAGGCTTTGATGCCGGTTGGGGTGACGGTGTTTGCTGTTTTCATATTGCCGTAGCCATGATCTACAGCAATGATTTTTGTGTTTCTGAGTTCTCGCATAAAAAATACCTCCGTTTTCGTATTGATTGATTCAGCAGGTCGTACCGGTGTGGTACTGCTTTGCTGTGGGATAAGCATACGAAAATCGGAGGAAAAAGGCATTGAGGGGAAATTGAGCAGGAATTGAGAAAAAAGATATATTGTGCTTACGTTCTTCATGTACTCTTGTTGTGATTTCATTGTTTTTTATCGTATAATATGGATACTGGAGGTGGTTTGGATGAAATACAAGATTTTAGTTGTCGATGATGATAAAGAATTGGTGAAAATGCTTTGTAGTTATTTTAATATGAAACAATATGAAACCATTACGGCTACAGATGGAATGGAAGCATTAAATAAAATAAAAATGAAACCGGATATTATTTTGTTGGATATCAATATGCCACGCATGGATGGGATTGAAGTATGTCGTCTGATACGCAGTAAAGTGTTATGTCCAATTTTATTTCTGACAGCAAGAGTTGACGAAGATGATAAAATTAATGGGTTGCTTTCAGGTGGGGATGATTATATTACGAAACCATTTAGTCTTCGGGAGTTGGAAGCAAGGATTGTCACAAACATAAAGAGAGAAGAAAGGCATCAACAAAAAACGGAATACCGTTTCATGGATGAAATGCTGATTGATTATTCTGAAAAAATAGTAGCTATAGCTGGACACAGGATGGAGTTCACAAAAATTGAATATCAGATTATTGAATTCTTATCCATGCATCCAGGGCAGGTGTTTGATAAAGAACGTATATATGCACAAGTCTGTGGATATGATGCGGAAGGGGACAGTAGAACGATAACGGAATTAGTACGGCGTATAAGGAAAAAAATAGCGGATTATTCAGAAAAAGAATACATAGAAACTGTATGGGGGATTGGATACCGATGGAAAAAATAAGAAACTTGTCACTGAAAAAAACAATTCTGCTTTATTTTGTGATCAGCTTAACGGCAGCATTTCTGTTATCTGGATTTACAGTTCATTTTGCAGGAAATATGCAGAATAAAATATGGGAAAAATATATTGATTATGCAGATTATACGGACGTGTTTCAGCAATATGGAAAGAAATACGAGATTGAGATATCAAGACCTAATCAATCGCAGATGAATCGTTTGGACTATCATCTTTCGGAAATGTGTGACTTTATGGAAACATATTCGGTACTGATTTTTTCGATTGTTGGGAGTGTTGCTGCGGTATTCTTTTTTTATAAAAATAAGTTAAAGACACCTCTACAGGAACTAAAAGATGCCTCACAAATGATTGCAGATAATGAACTGGATTTTCATGTGTCCTATGAAAATAAAGATGAGATGGGAACTTTGTGTAAAGAATTTGAAATGATGCGAAGTGCTTTAGCAGATAACAACAGAAAGATGTGGCGAATGATTGATGACGAGAAGGCTTTGCGGAATGCAATTGCACATGATATACGTTCTCCACTTTCCATATTGCGAGGGTATCAGGAAATGCTCTTAGAGTTTGTTTCTGCTGAGAGTATAAAAACAGAGGATGTTATTGATATCTTACAAACAGGCATGTATCAGATTGACCGTATAGAGCATTTCACGGAAAACATGAGAAAAATGTCCCATTTAGAACAGAGGGAACTGCAATGCTCAGAGATAGAATTATCGGAACTGGCAAAAAAGATTGAGGCAGAAGCTGCCATGCTGTCCAAGAAGGAAAGTAAATTATGTAAGGTAGAAAGAGTGCAGGAACAAAACATTGTGAAAGTGGATGAGGAACTTGTCATGGAAGTGACAGACAACTTACTGGAAAATGCGGTTCGATATGCACAAAAAAGTATTGCTTTGCAGATAAAGAAAAAGGATGGTTTTCTTATAATTTCTGTTGAAGATGATGGAATAGGATTTGTGGATACTGAGGAAAAAGTAACAGAACCATTTTATCATAAGAATCCACAAGATGATTTAAAGCATTTTGGCCTTGGTATGTATATTTCTCGTATTTTCTGTGAAAAGCATGGAGGAAATTTGAAAATATATAATGCCAGACAAGGCGGTGCTCATGTAGAAGCTCTTTTCAAAGCTGAATAAAAATACTTTATAAGGCTGAAATCACAAATAAAGTGGTTTTAGTCTTTTTTGTTGTGAATTTATTGAGAATTGATTTGTATGATGTTGTTAAAGAAATAAAGAAAGGAAGAGATACAATGAAAACAATCATAAAAAGAAGTATACTTGATTATTTAAAGAACCCTGTTTTGTGGATTGGCTTGATTATTATAGTTGCCAGTATGTATCAATGTCTGTCATCGTATTTGCAAATTCATTATATCAAACAGAATGAACAGATCACACAAAATGACGTAGCATTGGAAGATGCTGATGTCATGGATGGGTACATTCCCACATCTGATGATAAAGAAAGAAGAAGGGAGTGGGAAGATACGATCAAAGAGACGTTAATGGACACCTCCAAAAATGGTTTTGGATTTAGCAGGCAGGAAGCAGATCATGTAATGAAAGAAATTCAGAATATGGATGTAAAGACTGCTTCTGAGTTTTTGGAATCCCAATATGGCTATTATAATGCAATATATGCTTATGAGGACCTTGAAATTCATAAGGGGACAGCAGAAGAAATCAATCATTATATCGAGCGGAAATTATCCGAACATTCTTTTTCCTGGTACTTTGCCAAAAAATTTACGGATTTTGCAGGATTGCATATGGCCTTTTTTGCAACAGTCTTGCTATCATTTTTATTTATTCAGGATACACGAAAAAGTACCTATGAATTATTACATACAAAGCCTGTTACGGCAATCCAATATATATGCGGGAAAGTAATAAGCGGATTCATTAGTATGCTGGGAGTATTAGTGATTTTGAATGTTATATTCTTTATGCTGTGTTTGAAAACGTCTTTAGAATCGGGCTTTCCAGTAACACCAATTGATTTTTGCGTGAATTCTCTGATCTATATTGTTCCGAATCTTTTGATGATATGTTGTGTCTATACAATTACAGCAGTAATATTTAAAAATCCGCTTCCGGCAGCACCAATCTTGTTTTTACACATTATATATTCAAATATGCTGACCATGAAGAATGATATTTATTATATGAGACCGTTCTCTATTATGGTGCGATTCCCTGGCAGATTTTTTGAAACACATGTAGCTAAAATGTCAAACATAAATCAGATTATTCTTGTAATTTCATCAGTTATATTAGTATGTATTTCTGTTACAATCTGGAAAAGGAGGAGGGTTCATTGAAAACGGAACTAAAAAACTGCCTGTCGTTATATAAGATTTTTTATTCATGTGCATTTATACTGATATTGTGTGTTATTCATCCGATTATATACTATGAAGAAATCGGTTCAGCAATTCAGTCTCCAATAGCATTTTTAACAATTATTTTTTGTAGTGACACATATTTGATGGAAGTAAAAAGTAAGCGTGCCGATGTATTTCATTTGTATGATCAAAAAAAGCAGTTAAAAGTAATATCACAGAGAGTGTGCGTTCAAATATTATATTTATTAATACTTTCCTGTGTTGGATATGTTTTGTTTTTCTGGCAAAAACCGGGCAGTGTAAACGAAGGCATTTCGGGTATTCAGATATTTCTTTTATATTTCATTGCAATGTTTGGAACTATCTGGCTTTGGAGTATATGCTCTGTGATTTTGTGTACATTGCTTCGAAATATGTGGGCAGGTATTGGATGTTTATTTGGAATTGTCATTGGACTTATATCAAAAGCGGGAAGTTCATTTTTCGGAAATCTGGGATTGTTTTCTTTCAGCTTTTGTGAACCTACTCAATTAATGTCCGAGAGTTGGATTTATGGAACGCTTGTGTCTTTTATAGCGGGGCTGTTTTTATTTGCAGTATTACCAATGGCTTTAAAGAAAAGAGGATAGATTATGAGTATTAGAATAAATGATTTAACAGTTAGATTTAAAAATGGTGTAGTTGCAGTAAATAAGGCATCTCTTGAAATACCTAAGGGAATTTACGGACTTTTGGGTGAGAATGGTGCTGGAAAAACCACTTTGATGAGGGTTCTTACAACCGTTTTAAAACAAACGGAAGGAATGGTTTCCCTTGATGGAATTCTGTATAACGAGGGAAATTATGAGAAAATACAGAAAAAGATTGGTTATCTTCCACAGGAAATCGACTTATATCCGAATCTTACGGTGAAAGAATGTCTTGTATATATGGGGGGACTGTCAGGAGTATCCAGAAATGACCTCGAACAAAGAATTACCTATTATCTGGAAAAGACTTCTCTTACAGAGCATCAGAATAAAAAAATGCGGCAATTATCTGGTGGTATGAAGAGACGTGTCGGACTCATACAGGCACTTCTTAATAATCCGGATTTTTTGATTATTGATGAACCTACCACCGGGTTAGATCCGGAAGAAAGGATTAGGATCCGCAATCTTCTGGTTGATTTTTCAAAGGATAGAACTGTGCTGTTTTCCACTCATGTAGTAGAAGATTTAGCAGCAACCTGTACACAGCTTGCCATTATGAAAAAAGGAAGTTT